AAGCGGTCTTCCCTATCCGACCGGCTGTTCCACTCGTTGACATTTTCGTATGCCGCCTGCACCACGCCTGTATTGCGGTCATCCCATCCACCGTCAAGCAACTCATTGAACTCCGTAACGTATACTGGCAAGTTGCCGAGCGCCATCGGCACAGCGTCCAGCGCGTCTTCGTAGGTGCGAAAGCCGCTGTATGTTTTTTCGAGCGGCGGCCCCATCTTGGCACCGCTGTCAATATCCGCAGGGTTGCTAGACCGCACGTAGGCGTGTACGGCGATACCGTCACAGCCGCCATTCGCCGCGATATAGCCAAGCATGTCGCGCCAATAGTCTAGCCAGTTTGACGGGCTAGCATGGTAGGGCGCGCACGGTGCGGGGATGACGCGAGCGTTGGGATTGCCGCGCTTGATAGCGTTGCGGCACTTGGCGAAACACTCTGCATACATTGCAGGCGTGATGTAAGTGCCGTGAGGCCGCTCCCATTCGCCGTTAGGCTCGTTAGCGATGATCCAAATGTTTGCACCCTGGCTCTTGGCTACATAGTTGGCGCAGGCGTTCGCGAAGTTCTGATAGCCACTTGGCATCGGAATTGTGCCTGTCGAGCCGTAGCCCCACGACAATCTAACTATCCAATTCACATCGGCTCTTAGGGCTGTATAGTCAGTAGGTTGCGGATTCTCAGACAGGGCAACCACGTCAACGCACCATCCCCCCCGCGGAACATGGGGGGCGGCTTCTATGTCATGCAGGCCGTAAAGCAGACTTTTCATGCTTACGGCTTGCTCCCGCCCGTTATCGGCTGCGTGGTTGTGGTGCTATCGCCTGTGCGTATCTGCACGCTATCACTCGGCGTACTCAACGTCGTGGTCGTCGCGTTGCGATTGCTCAAGCCATCCTCAAGCGCAGTTGCGGTCATAAATGCTGCAACGATGCCTAGAATGGCATTGACTAACGTGTCAGGGTCTACGCCGCCGCCGCTCTGCCATGCTGTGTAAAAGATAGCAACAAGGCCAATGACCGCCGCCCAGAATTTTCTGCTTTGTAAGACCCAAATTAGTTTGCTTTCATTCATGATCGCTTTTCTCCATTCCCCCCGGGGTAAATGTGCCGGTCGAAACTCGCGATAATCGTCGTCAGGCGCGCGTTGCTATCAGTATTGGCGCGCACCACGTCAAGCAGCGTACGCTTGTCCTCACGGTGAATTTCGGAGTTTTCGCGCTCGCGAGAAAGCGACTCCTCATGCCGCGCTAGTTCTCTGTTCATATCCTCAGTCCGTCGTACAACTGCCTGTTCATTCATCGTCTTCATGATCCACATCGAGAGTGCCGCAATTCCCGTTAGGCCTGTCTGGGCGACAAGCCATTGAATAAAACTCATATCATCCATTGTCTACAGCAATCCCGCTTGCCTGAGTAGGTACACCAACGCAATCAGCGCAATCACGCCGGTCACGACCACGCGCACCGGCTGCGGCATGGGAATCTGGCCGAGTATCCAAAAAAGGACGTAGCAGACGAGAACAAGTACCAGCAGATAAATGAGTAATGAAATAGGGTCGCCCAAGTTATGCTCCTTCGCGGCCTAACGGCCTCTACTGCCTGTACACCCATTGCGACAAATCGTTCAGTTGCAAAAATTGCTGTACGACGATGATGAGGATGGCTAGGGCAAATATAAACAGCACGGCCAAGAGCCAATCTTTTGTAGACTGGCTCATAATATGCGGCCTGCCTTATAGGATTTTGCGCTCAAATGTGCTATACTACTCGTGTACGAACACGCGAAAATACCAGGCGACACCTCGACAGTGTCCCTGGCTTGGCCGATACCTAATAGGAGGTAATCAGCATGAGCAAGCATACCCCAGAATTTGTGCAACCCCAACTTACTTTTAACGAAATTGAATACGGTTGCTGCAAATGTGGCTGCGGGCAAAAGACGACGATAGCCAAGCGCACACGCCCCGAATGGAACCATGTCAAGGGTCAGCCCCAACGCTTTATGTCTGGGCATAGCATCCGCCGTCCCTATGAGCAACGCTTCTGGGATAGGGTGGACAAGAACGGCCCCATCCATCCCGTTCTCAGAACTGCGTGTTGGCTGTGGACTGGCCACACAATGGTCAACGGCTATGGACACTTTACGTCCTTCGGAACAGGAAGCAACTTGGCTCATCGCATTGCATGGGAAATTACGCATGGCCCTATCCCAAACGGATTGCAAGTTCTCCATCGCTGTGACGTGAGAAATTGCACGAATCCCGCGCATTTGTTGCCTGGTACGCAACAGGAGAACGTGGACGATATGTACGCAAAGGACAGAGCCGACCACACACGAAATGCAAAAGGCGAGCGTCAACATCTTGCCAAGCTCACCGCCGAAAAAGTTCTTGAGATTCGTGCCAGGCACGATAAGGGCGAACCCCAAAAAGACATCGCCAGATGCTACGGGGTTACATCGCAAAGTGTTTGGGCTGTTGTACATCGAAAGACTTGGAAACACATTTAACTCCTGCCTACAGCATCCTGCCATTGTACTGTTCATTCGCCTTCGCTCCCGTGCCACCTATGGCGGTCGCGTTGGTTCTATGGAAGTAGAAAGCTGCCAGAAGAAAGAAAGCATTCTCTATCATGCTAGATTGAATTTTATTGATCGCACAGTAAATCACCGCAAAGGTGATTGAAATGCTGATAGTGGCTTGAGAAATTTCCCACAACATCGAAACCCTGGACTGACGCTCGACAACTTTATCAGCTTGCTCCGTCGTGGTCGGCTGGAGTGTCACCCCGTCGCCTTTCGTGACCAGCACGGGAGGCGGCACGGGCGCGCTGTCCACTACGGTCACGGGTAGCGGTTCCGGCGCGGTGACGGGAATGGGTAGGGGTATAGCCGTTGACAGTTCCGACAGAAGCGTCGTCGGTATTGTCGGCGGCGGCTCACCCTTTGGCGTCGCACCTGGCGTTGTCAGCGTCGCTGCAATGTCCGTCACCAATTTTGGTTCAATTGCGACGACTTTGACTTCGGGAATAGGTTTGGTTGCCAAAATGTTCTTTCGTTGTGCCAACAAAAAAAGGGAGCCAAGCGGAAACGGATTTCCGGCTTGACCCCCAATAAATGAGCGGCCTATTGTTTTGTGGTTGTGCTGTACAGACTACGTGCTACTCTTCGACACGTGTAATGAATGGCATGTGCCGCTTGACAAGTCGCACCGGCTCCAGCTTGCGCTTGACATGCGCCTCAAGCTGCAACTGGTGTCCGCCGACGTACACGGTGACAGCCCCAGTCTCGCCGTGTGCGAGCATTGCCTGCAACTCGCTCTGTACCTGCTGTAAGATTGCGTCAATCTCCGATGTTGCGTCCATGCGCTCTACCTCCATAGTACACGATAAACCCCGCTTTAGCAATAGGCTTTTCACTTGCCGCCCTCCATTACATCCAGCCGCGCCCGCTGTCGCGCTACCTCTGCCTCAAGGTTGGATACACTCTCGACCGGCGCATATTCGACCCGCGGGTAAACATCAATGCGCGTCGTTTGTTTTTCGCACAACTGGCAACGGTGCGGGTACTGTGGCGGATAGCTAGTCAATGCCAGGCCCGTGGGCAACATTTCGCCGCCGCAATCGCAGTAAAGCCTTGTTATCATCGTTCGCGCTTCAATAGACTTTTCAGTCGGCATCTCTCACCTCGTCACCTCAATGCCTTTTGCCGCCAGAATGACACGCATTGCATTCCAGTGTGCGCCGCTAACTGTGCCTGTGCTTGCCATGTTCTGTTCGGCGCGGTCGCACACCTCGTCATAAAATGCGGACAGGGTAGGCTTTTCCTCACCCAGTGGCACGAACACGCCATGATAGCGCGTGCGCGGCTTGCAATTCGGCTCGCCTACCTCGAAAACGTAATCGTCCACGAGCAGGCACAGGATAGGTCGCGCCGTAGCGTGGGAAAAATAGTTTGCGGGCTGGCTCATAATTCGCCTAAAAATTCGCTCAACTGCTGCTCTAGTTCTACAATACGTGCGGCCATCGTGGGCGCGCTCGCAATCAGTTTGGCGTTAGCGATTTGTTCTGCGCGTCTCGGCACGAACTCTGGCCCTGTCTCGCAACCGTCGCCCGCGTGTGACGGCCCATAGACCACGCCTATTTGCGTGTTGCCGTCTGCTGCCCAGATCATGCCGCACGGGCAATGCCCCTCTTTGCACGCGTGCCACGGGCCAGGTGTGATTGTGTCGCTCATGCGCTCACCCAGGGGGCATGAACTGGCCCCCACCAGTGGCCTTCTAGCCAGCCATCAGCGCACGCATCGTCCGCGTCCTCAGTTGCACCATACCAATATTTAGAACCTAGCTCATCATCTTCTCGTTCAACCAGAACGGGCCGTTTTATATATTCTTGCGGTGGAAATAATGTGACGCCGTCAAACCAATACCATCCTGCTACTTTTGGTTCGTCCGATTCACCATTTCTGTGGCTGTAAACAGTCATGTCACTCATGCGCTTGACCTCAATTCTTTTGCCAGGGCAACTACGTGGCGTACCTTCGTCAAGTGTCCATCCCTTATTTGTTTTGCCCACCATGTCGATGGAAATTGTACCCGTGTTGATAAAGTCAACATTCGCCAAGCGTTTTCGAGTGCGATAGCCACCACAGGCCAGGCACTCGCTAACGATTGTACCCATGAACATATCGCCCTCGTCCCAACTGTGCCTCATGAGGATTCCTCCTCCCTCTCTAATTTCCGCACCTCATAGCCAAAAATAAAGCCGCGCTCGCTAGGCTTAAGCAGGTAGTACGGCTTGCTGAAAAAGTCGGGGTTGAAGCGTCCTGTGTACTCATAGCCTTCGACCATGCCCCTGTCGAAAATGGCTTGCATATCCTCCTGAACTACTTTTGTAGATTCGTTGTCCCAATTCGCCACGGCTTAACCTCCTTTAGCTTGATTGTTCTGTTGTCGCCCTCTGTCCACTCGACAGTTCCTAGCGCACGCAATGCTCTGATATGGTAGATCGCAGCATTGCGGCTGCCGAGGCCAAGCCCGTTGGCAACCTCCTGTACAGTAGGAGCGTAGTGGAACTCAGACCAAAATGTTTGAATAAAGCGCACGACGCGTTGACGGCTGGTGAGCTTGAGCGCGTATCTCATGCGGCCAATCCCCACACCCTTGTATTCGGCGCGTTGCCAACACCTTTGCGTATCTCGACCACACGAAACCACTCAGCATGGCGCGCCATGCTCTTTTGCACGGTGGACTGGTAAGTGCCTAGCCGTTTGGCTAAATCGCCCACTGTCTGTGGCCCATGCTCTTCCAGCGCGGCGCGAATGGCGCGCATGGTGTTGCTAATTTTCTTAACTTGGGGCGGCGTCCATTCCTGCCCAATCAGACTCCAAATCTGGAATTGCCCGCCGTGGAAAAAAAAGCGATCCGGAAAGCGGCGCAAACAGTCCAGAACGCGCCGCTTTCCGCCATCTTCCAGCTTCGTGGCAATGGCATAAGCCGATTGCGGCCCATGCTCACGCAAACACGCCTCCACCTGCCCACGCAATGTAATGACGCGCTCGGCAGCCGCTTTACGCTTGCCATCTGCTAAGGCGGTGGCGGTGGCGGTGGCATAGGGGAATCTCTCAGGCACAAGGGCCGCCTCCGGGTCAACGGCGTCAACGTGCGCGGCTCTGCCGATGTCCACATAGCTGATTGTGTTCCGCACTTTCCAACCATCCAGCGTCATGCCCGTGACGGTGCGCTGATAGGTCACGCGGCCTGTCATGCCGTCGAAATCTGGGTCGTTGGCAAATGCTCTGCCGCTAGTCGTTTCGTAGATGCTCATTGCTGGCCCCCCGACAGATACCACGCAATCAAATTAAGCGCGTGCTGCGGGTGGTCATAGACCACCTCAACACAATAGCCCTGTTCCCTGAGTGCCTTCGCCCAGGCAGCTTGGGCGACGGATGGCTTGTTTTTTTCGCACTTGAGTTCGAGCCAAATTCCGTGCATCCCATGCGCTGCGACGGGTAAAAATAAATCTGGCACTCCGGCTCGCACTCCTTCCGCCTTGAGCTTGCCCGCCGTGCGCTTGCTGCGATGGCCTCCATTGGGAATTGCTAGCAAAAGTCTATACCGCGGGTCATGCTCGGCACGTCTGCCGCATTCTGCGATGATTGCAATTTGCATAAGATGCTCCGGCTCTGCGCGTTTGGCAGGCGTGACAGCCTCGACCAGTCGCTGCACCGGTGCCGTGCCGTCTATGACAATTTCGGGGTTGGCACGTAACAGCGTCGTCAATTCTCGCTCGCTGAACTTGCTCACGGCCGCACCTCCCCTTGCTCTGTTTGCGTGCCTTGCCTGAGCAGCCCCAGAACGCGCCGTGCCTGGCGAGGCGTACTGAACGTTCCCCACATGCGCCAGTAGGCGTCCTGTCCCTCGCGCTTGACCAGGATGACACGCGGGTCTAGCTCATCTAGCTCATAATCGTACTGCACAACGTCGCGGTAGATAATGCTCACGGCGTCACCTTGTCCCCGTCGCGCCGCGCCGCCTCAAGCATTATGCTGGAAAACACAGCCGCACGGTCAACCGACTCCGAATCAGGCGGCAACAGGCAGACCGTCGCCATGCCGCGCAAAAGCTGCACGATGGTCATTTTCGTCACTGGCGTACCCGTGAGCGCAGTAAGCGTTCTGATTTTTGTGTCGCTCATGCCGGCGCACTCTTCTCAAAATGGATCGTGGGTTCTTTGTTCAGTTTGCCGTGGCTTTCCAACATGGCCGCGCGCGCATTTTCAATGTCCGGATGCGACTTGTTGCTTACCGCCTCAGTCATGCGCCCATCCTTTTTGGCATCCGCAAGTAGCTTGCGGTGACGGTTCAGCAGCGACACGCGGTATCTTTGCCCCGCCTTGCAGGTGCAGAAGGTGAGATCGCCGTCAACGGCTTGCACGACGCGCTCTAGGTAGAACTCAACGGCTCCGGTGACTTCGGGTGACGCAACGATGCCATACTTGCAGGCATCGCACCCCTTCGCCCAGGCGGGGCCACTCGTAGCAATTGTCAAAACATCGGGATAACGTCCGTGAATGTCACGCATAGTAGCGGTTCCATTTCTCGGTGCGTCGCAATTGCGCCATACGCTGCCGTCTATCCTCGTCTGGGTCAAGGTGAAACATTTTGCTAGGTACTGGCTTGAGTTTGGTCAAATCAACGTCGCTGCTTGGGCCTGGCACCCGTGCGCCCAACTGCTCGCGAATCTCGGCAACAGTAGGCAGAAACTTGCACGCGTTCATTGCCTTGAGTACCGCCGCTGCCAACGCTTGCGGCTCAATGTCGCGCAGCATCATCACGTAAACGGCGACCATTTCTTCCGTAATTTTGGCTTGCGAAAACAGAACAAACATTGGGCCAAGAATCCGACTAATCTCATCGTCGGTACTCTTGATGCGCCGCCCATTCCAAGCCAATCCCTGCTTGCCGACCTTCTCGATCTCGTTCATTGGTAGCCTCGTCTTTCCCTGTAAGCAAGTACCGCATTGATACCGTTGTTGGTGGAATGGTTGCCGTTCAACACAGGTGAAACTTCAAAGCCCTCTGGTGTCTCGGCTCGTAGCTGGGCTATGCTAGAGCGCACATCGGCTGGCTTGGGGCGGCTTCGGTCTTTCTTCCACTGCCAACTTTGAAGCCAAATAGACTTGTACCATTCGCGCAAATTATCCGTGTCGTAACCGTCGTCATGCACCACCTTCGCCTCTGCCAACAACGCGCCTCTCTGCTCCTTCGTCAAAGTGCCTACCTCCTTGTGCGCGTGACATAACCAGCAAAATGCACCGACAAACTCTTGCCACTCGCTCGGCTCACGGGGGGTAATTTCGGAAGTGTGGGGGGGTTCTTTTGGTTTGGCTGTGCGCTTGCCTTTTGGTTTTTCCAAAACGGTGACAACGGGGGCAACTGGCGGGGCGGGTGTGGCGTCAGCCACAATGCTTTTAGTTCCCTTAGCTCTTAATGGTTCTGTTGTTAATGGTTCAATTCGCACGTATGACTGAATTTCTTCGCCAATGTCACCCTTTATGTCGCTAATGTCACCCTTTATGCTGTCAACGGGTGTCAATTCTTCGCTAAAGGGTGTCATGGTGTCGCCCTTTATGTCGCTAATGTCACCCTTTACAAGTAGCTTGTAAGTTGTCACGCGACCGCGACCGTTGCCCTTTTCGGTGATTTTGATGTAGGCGGCTTGCTCTAGCCAATGGATACTGCGCTGAATCTGTCGCTCGCTGATGCGCGTGCGCTTGGCGAGTGTAGGCACGGAAGGCCAACTCAGATCGTCGCTGTTGGCATAGTCCGCTAATGACAGCAGCGTGAGTAGGCGCGCGTCCTTGAGTTCCTCATCTTCGATTGCCCACACACGCGCTGTCATTTTGACGCTCATAGCTATTCCGAAATCGCCTTGTAATAGGTATCAATCAACATATCGAACCACTCACGATCCACGCGCTCCGCCAAGTACCGCCCCGCCGCCTGTGGGTCATCTGGAAGGCTGTAGCGCGTCTTGGGGTTGCGCCATCCGGCCTCAATCGCCGCGGCATTGGCAGACAATTCACCGCGCTTGACTCGCTCGTATAGGGACGGTTCATCGCGCTTTAGCCGCGCAAGCGTGTACGCAGCCGATGTGCCGGCTAACTCGCCTAAGGACTTTTGTCGCTTGCCTTCTTCCGCAGGATGATTCTGATAATTATCAGAATCATCCACTCTCTTGTATTGGTTATTCCCTGTTGGATTATTTACATTGCCCGGTACTCCGCCCGCCTTCTCGCGTAGCGTGGCCTCTGTGTCAACCTTCTCCGGCTCAGTCTGCAAACGCTTGGTGCAGTATTCTTCCCAAGTGAAATAGCCAAACTCCTGCCAGCCAGCGTGTTCCTTAAATACTTCTATTAGGTCCTGTAGGCGTCGCCCTGTTTGCTCTTTGTCGTAGAGCGTCTTGCGAATCTCGTTCGCGACACCAAGCAGCCATTTCCGTGATCCAATCGGCGCAGTGAGGTCGCCAAGTTCGTCTAGCGGTTTAGTGTTCAGCAATAGGTTCATAGGTCACTCCGCCAGGATAGGTTGCTTGAAGCCATGCCCACTGTTCACGTAATCCTTCATAATCAAGATAGTCGATTGGCCCAAATTTATTCTTGGCCGCCAATCGTACCTGTTTGATAATTTCTGGTTCGCCTTTCGCAATAGATTTGACATAGGCCAATATGTTGTCTTTAATCTTTTTTTCTCTTACCGATACTGGCGGCAATACGGACTGGCTTGTATTGCCCTTGCCATTGACAGGCATCAGTTCGCTCACACCGATGTCAGTAAGAAGTTGCTTGAGTTGGATCGTGCTACCGTGCAAGCCAAACTGTTTCATTCGCTCAGACAAAAAGGCATCTTCTTCGTAAGTTGTCCTCATCGTGCCATCAAGATCGCCCGCTCTAGCCCCGGTCAATTCGCTACCAATGGGACTAATTTCAACACGTGGCGGCGGCGGCACATCTGGAACTGTCCCTCGTGGCCCTTCCCGCTTAGCAATCACTACACCCTGTTGTTCGCGTTCAATCTCGTCAAGAATGGCACGTAATGAAGGGTCGTCTGGCGCGTAGATATAGCCGTGACTCTTGCCTTCTGAGGCGCGGTTTGCTCGGCTAATCGCTTGCTCAATCCAGGGCTTACTACGGTATTTAGTCAATAGTGCAACGTGCGTAATTTCCTTTACATCTAATCCTTCGTACGCGATAGCGACGCTTACCAGGATGTCACAATGGGGTCTTGCTTTGCCCTTGAAGCGATTGATGGCTATCTTGGCATCATCGCCATCGGCAGATACTGCTATCTCGCAGGAAAGCCCCGAACCGCGAATGTGCTTAAAATATGACCGGGCTACCTGCACGCCAGGAGCTATGATCAGTAACTTAGCCTTGCTATAAACATTCAACTTGTATGAATGCCAATGCTGTATGCACTTATCGAGTAACGCATAAGCATATTCCGTTTCCAAAGATGTGCGCAGAGCAGGAGCCTGATAACGCCTCTCCATCTCCGCGATGCTTTCTACTGAGATTTCTTCGCCCGTTGCCGAAGTCCAGACCGCGGCACCATCCGCGTAGGTCATGTGTAACGGTACGATTGCGCCTTCCTCTAGCGCATCCTTCCGCGTGTATCGAATAACGTGCCAGTCCTTTGATTTCAGGTCTACCCATTCTCCGCCAGCCGATCCAGTGTAGGGAAGGAAAGCGATCTTCTTTTTGTCGTGACGCTCTAGCGTTCCAGTCGCCATTACAAGAATGTCGCACTTTTCCACGAGGGGGGCGACTGCCTTGTAGTATGCTTTTTCCTCTGGATCGTCTACATCCTCGTTGGGTGCTGGGATATGGTGGCACTCGTCAAGGAAGAGAATGTAGGGGTGATTTCGCTGTTTAGCGAGTTCGAAGTTATCTCGGTGTAGGTCTGGGTTAGCAGACAAAGACTGGTAATTGATAACGTATCCCATCGTCGAGCGCGCAGGATTGAAATCGTTGCCAGCCGCGCGAATTTCACAATGATGCCCAACGATGGACTTGAGTTCAACGAATGACCATTCGCCCTGATCGCGCAGGGAATCCCGTGGCACAAGCCAGCAAATGCGGTAATTTCGTTCGTCGGGTAGCATCTCGCCCAGGTACTTCATCATGATTGCAGGCAATGCGCTCTTGCCGCCGCCCGGCGTGCAATAGACGAGGATTTTCTTCTTTGTAGAAAGACCTGAGACAAGACTCTTGACGTGACTCTCCATCTCCGCTTGATGCTTTCTGAGCATTTTCGTACCTTTCCCCAAGTTGCACTTGGGACATAACGCTTGCATTTCGTGTACATTCGTGCGCTTTGTGACCATCCACGGTACGATATGATCAGCGTGCCAATCCTCTGGTAATTCGCCGCCACATATGGCGCATTTGCCGCCCTGACTGTAATAGAGTGCGGCCCTTAATTTCTTACTGCGTAAGGTTCGCATGTCCATCCCCTTGACACCTGTATCGTCTGCGTGCTAAACTTGCAACATTAAGCTGCTGCAACATTATAGCAACATTTTGTTGCCAAGTCAATAAGGAGAAATCCAGTGAGTGACGGACTAAAAGAGAAGCGAATTATGATTCGCACTACCGAAGCATTCCATGAAATTCTGACTAAAATCGCTAGGGACAATAAGCGATCACTGAATAACCAGTTGCTTGAAGCGTTGGAATTGTACGCCTTGACTCAGTTGCCTCAAGGCACTAAATTGCCTGCTGCACTTCCGCCCAAGTCGTGACCGTCACCAACTAACGCCCCGCCTGCACGCTCGCGAGGTGCCTAGCTGCGCTGGTCAACTTGCGGGCGAATCTGTCGCGTTCGCCGCTCAGTTCAACGGCGAATCTTTCCACCTCGTCTAGGCTGGCACCGTCGTCTATCTCCTGGCGTAAAGCCGAGGCGATGTCAGGCTCCATGTCCTCAAGCCACTGCGAATTGCGGGCGTCAATCGCACCGCGTAAACGGTTGAAATTGCGCTTTGTCGTCATCCTTCCGCCCCGCTTCCGTTGCCTAGTGCCATTGCCGTGGCATAATCGTTGCACAGGCTGCTGATGCTGCCGGCCTGCGCTGTGAGGTAGGCAGCATCTTCGTCGCCTGTGGGTGGCCCGTACTGCGCCAGGAATATGTCCACGCCGTCAGCTAGGCCATCCATGTCAGGCCAGAAGTCCTCTAGCTCGCGGAAGTCGTCAACGTGTTCGTCGCTCATGTGCTGCCCACCCTTTCTGTCTACAATTTGCGTGCGACGGTGGCACACTCGCATATGCCACCGTCTTCACACACCCAAAGGAGTTCCCGCTGCTGCTGTTGACCCTTTCACCAGTCACTAATGAGGGGCAGCTTGCCGCTGATTTAACGAGGTACGAAAGGAGACCCCCGAACTGTGCGCGGCTGCGAAGTGGCTGAAGTGGCGCGCCAGCGTTGCGGCTGGCATCGGGCGTGTCCCTGCGCTGTGTGGTGCTTTTACGACTCTGCCATTGGTGCGTATTCGGCCGCAGACATGTCAAAGCTCCATGCAATCGCCTGGTGTGCCGTCTGCATGGTGGGCGGTACGCGTAACATATATTTTTTCAATTCGCCATCTGATTCGGGCGTGCTGTTGACCACGCGCACCATACACAGAGGCTCGTCGTCTGCAATTTCACGCCGAAACAATTCGCCATATGTGTCTGTCTGAACTGGCTTCATGCCGCTCTCAACAATGTATCTATCATGGCCAAAAAGTTCCAGCATCACGCGGCGAATTTCGGCATTACGCTCGCCATCAATGGCTGCCACATCAATGCGATTCGGATCGTCGATAATCCACGCTTTTTCGATGGGAATATGAACGCCATGCCAAGCCCAAACGCCCCATCCGTCGCGATAGAGTACGGCAGGGCCATTGGCATTGTGCAATCGACCCTCAGGGTCACGGTGCAACTCACAGTGGCGATGCTGGAGGATGCATACATTGGCGTATGGACTCCACCAGCCGCAATGCGAGGCCAGATCAATCAGCGGTTGCAACGGGGCGACTTGTTCAGCCAATCCGCAATTAGAGAGGAAGAAATCATAAAAGCCGAGCCAATGTGCATCATGCGCGCCATAAACGCTATCCCGAAGGCCAGCCCGAACACTATCCCACACGCTGTCCCGAACGCTGTCCCGAACGCTGGCCCACACGCCAGCCCGAACACTATCCCACACGCTGTCCCGAACACTATCCCACACGCTGTCCCACACGTTGGCCCCAACGCTGTCCAACACGCCAGCCCGAACGCTGGCCCCAACGCTGGCCCGAACGCCGGCCCGAACGCTGGCCCGAACGCCGGCTGGGATACCCGTCATTAGAATTGCGGCGACAATTGCGCCACTAAAAGGCCCGTCGCACACGACAAAGCGTTCGGGTGCGGGGAGACTGGCGGCGGCATAAGCTCGTTTCGCCGCATCTACAGCGGCGTCATAATTCAACGGCTCGCATGATAGGCCAATGCTTGTCCATTTATCTGCCCACGCGGGCAACAACGACTCCTGCTCTGCGGTAAGTTTTGTGATCTTTTGCATAATTTTCTCCACTGGAAGGTGAATAACGGTGAGAGGTAGCAATACCTCTCACCGAGGCGGGCTAGTCGCGCACGGACAAAACACGCTCAGGTGTGTACTCTCGTTGACGTAGCACGCGCCACACGCCCGCGTCCAAAGAGATCGGCGCGTGTTCCTGGTGCGTCAAAACACTCGCTTCGTCCAGCACCACAAAAACGGGTACAGTGCCGTTGCCCAGCGCGAACTGATGCAAATCCTCAACCGTTGTTTCGGGTGCGACATACCATACGGCGTCCTGTATGGAGTGGTGGTGGCCCGTTACCTCGCCAAAGCCGACCGTCACCGCGCTGTCTTCGGTCGGCTTGCGAACGAGATTGGCGGGAACATTGTCCGTGCGAATCAAGCAAATATCGCCCTGTCGTACTACAAACTTATTTTTCACTGAGTGCCCCTTTCTGAATGCAAAAATGAAAACCATACGACGCTGGCGGCTTTGCACCGCCCCGCACGCGTGAACGTAGCGTTGTGTGTGTGCCTACTCCACCTCTCCCGTCCCGCCACACTCGCCACACTCGCCAACCGTGCCATCAGTGTTATGTTTTACGCGACGTCCCTTGCAACCTGGACATGTTCGCCCCCACATGCCGACGACGGCCATTGCGCCGCCAAGCATCCCTACGCCGATGATGTACAGGGTGTCGGCTGTCATTGCGTCGGCTCCAAGCGGAACAGGATAATGCTTTCGTAAGGCATACGCGCCTCACTGTTGGCCCCGTAACGGTGCGACGGGGTGACAATCTGCTCGTGTTGCAGCAGGCGAAAGCCAAGCGATTCTAAACATTCGATATGCCAATCCGTAACTTCAACGCGTTTCCCATCCCGAATAAAATCTTTCACATTGAGAACAAACGCGCCGCTCGCGACCAGCACGCGCCGCGCTTCAGTCCACGCAAGCGTATGAAATTCGCGATACTTCGGCCCCCATTGCAGTTGCCCCGCGTTATCAGGATGTAGTTTGCGCCCTAACCGCGCGGTATAGGTCATGCGCTTGGAACCATCCACAAAGGTGTCACTCATGCGGTTGCCATATACGGGACTGGTATTTACGGCGTCGAACGTGTCATCAGGCCACGGCAAGTGCAGTGCGTTGCCGAGCGTTGTGCGCGGGTTGATAAGACACCATTCCTCCTCGATCTCAACGCCAGAAACCACGCAATCAGGGAGGAATCTTTCAAGCAAAAAACATTTTCCCGTCCCTGCAAAGGGGTCAAGGATACGCGTGCTGCCGCGCAACATCTGCGCCATCGTGACGAGTAGGGCGTCCGTGTATTTGGCGGGATGGCTCGGCGCGGGTGCGTCTAACTCAAACAAGGTAGCTATCGCGTTCACTCGTCACCCCCCAAGCGCACGCACGCCCATAGCAGCAGCGTCGCGCAAAAGCTCACGGCCATCGCTATCCAAAAGAGTGTCATCGCGTCGCCTTTTCGTTTAGCTCGCGGTCGGTGGTGTCACGGTTCGGCAACCACACGACTGGCGGCTGATGCTGCGCGAAATAGTCCAGAGCCATCCGCACATAATCGCTCATGTTGTTGCAGCCGTACCGTTGTGCCATGCCAGACAGCGAGTTAAGCTTGTCTTTGCTCATCTTTACGCGAAGCATTGCGTCATTGCTCATCAAAACCTCCATGATATAAACTTATTTTCGCTATGGCATAATCGTAGCACATGAGAGGCGTTGTGTCAACAGGCAATAAGACTACGCAAGCTGTCTCCCCCACTCCCCCGACGGTGAGGTGGGTGTGGGTGTACTGACCACCCTCCACACCACCCACATACAAGGGCGTAGCTACAATAAATTTCTTAGCGATTCCCGGTGAGGGAAGGCACTTAGTTGCAACTGATAACCGCCAGCAACCTTTTTGATTGCGCCATTATGCAGCAAAAACAAGCCGGCCTCACGCGTGCCGCCGCCGCGATTGCTGCCCAGCATCCGCACGCGCAAGCGGCCGATACTGGTAGGCTCCCCGACGAGTTGCAGCTTCTTTGGATCAGGGCCACCCAAGTCATTGTACAGAGACGATAGCCACGCCACGGCCTCCTGTGCGCTTGTATCCACTTGCGGCCCCATGTCACTGTGCGCTGCGGTGGAAACGTTGCTGTAAGCCGTGACAAACGTGTGTGGGGTGTGCAGGGGGTCTACGGCTATGGCGCGTTGCAATAGCTCAGTTTCCAGTGCAGCGATGCGGCGCGTGAGTTGCATCGGCATGGCCTGCGCTTGCATCTCAATAGTGCGATTGCGCTCCACATCGCGCCGCCATTCGATAGCCAACGCGCCTAGCACCTCATACGACTCTATGCGCTGGCGTTCGGTGCGCTCATGAGCCGTTGATGCAACGATGGCAGATAGCGCGCCCGTTACCACCAACGAAAAGCCCGTCATAGTCACGGCAAAGTAGATGCTGCCCGCAATGATTGCGCTCATCGCCTGCGTGCCGTCCAGCATCATGGCCGTGATTATGATCGCGGTTATTAATAGATTTGCAACAGTCAGCACAAAGCCTAGATTGGTTTCGATGACGGGGTGTGGCGCAACGTGTTGCATTTCAACTTGCGCCGGCGGCGGTGCTAAATCTTCCAGCGCGGCAATGTAGTTGTACCTCGGTTTTGCTTCCATCATTCGCGCCCTCCACGACGCTCTATTACCGGCTGGCAACAGAGACGCAACAGAGACGCGTGCTATAATAGCGTCAGGCTGTTGGCACTCCACTGCCGATGGCTTAGTCTGTTGCCGGCATCCACACCGGCAACAGACGATCTACCCTCATAGACGATACCACACCACAGGCCGATACGCCACCCCTTAAAAACTCATAGGTATTTTGCCTATTTTGCCTATTGACATGGTGCTACATACGTGCTACAATGGACGCATAAGCAGCACACGCCACCACATTCGCACAAGGAGCCACACAATGACCACCACCATTCGCAGCAACGCACACGCACACAAAGTCGCTGATCACCTAGACGCCCGCATGAGCATCGGCCAAACCGCCGCCCTCGCTGGCTTTAGCATCACGAAGGTTGATGACCGCGAATTCGTAGTGGCGGGCGCGGGCGTCAATCCCCACAACAACAAGTATCTCGCCTGCGAACTCGCTGACTGCATTATCTGGCCGAATCGCAAAGCCTGGAACGTCGCAATCAAAGCCGCCAACTAACCCACCCACTACCAGACCTAAGCAAGTCACAAAACTGCTTGAGGAGCCACACATGAACGTCATCAGCGAGAAACCGATAGTCAAAAAGGGGGAGCAATACAAAAACGAATACGGTGTCGTCTACATCGTCCTCTCTGTCTCGCTGAAGTGGGAGAAAGGGCGACACGGCAACCAGTACCGCCACATCGACGCCATCACGCGTGACTTCAGCGTAGACAACCAAAACGGCACATGGGACGGCGCAGGATGCCACTGGGCGGAGGAAACGAACGAATGGAAGTTCATCGCAAATTTCCAGAAATTAGCATAGGAGACACAAAGATGAAACACACCGCCGTCAACACACCTGTACTATCCACTATCAAGCGCATTTTCAATCACAAGATTTATAAGCACGCTTTGAACATCTATAACACGGAAGGCGAAACCGCCACGCTCGTTTACGTTCAGCAATTCGTCACCTGCGATGTCAACAAGTTTTTTGAGTAGTCAACCACGACACCAACAATCACACGCAAAGGAGCCAGCACCATGACACACGCAGCATCTACCACCACCGACGCACCAACGCAGCGCGACTTTCACACCCGGCTTGCCACGGCAACGCGCAAGCGACGCCAAGCATCTGGCATGTACGCCAGGCCGACGAAGGCACAAACCGAGGCACTGAGACGCAGCTATGCAATTGGCTGCTCACACATTGGAGCAGCCGACTTGCTGCTACTGTCCACACATCCACATCTGCATGAAATTCAGAGAGCCGACTATCTAGCTCGTTATCAGGCAGCACAGGCGGCGTAAAACGAAGGGCCAGGAGTGCGCTAACACCCTGGCCCCCACTGCAACTACTTTTACCATTTACTCAGACAGGGATAATTTTACACTATGAACGCTACACAGGTCAACACCGAAACATACGCTATGCCCGAAGAAATGGACTTTGCCTCGCCTGAGGAAATCGCAATGCTCGACGCGCGACTTGGCCTAGAATGCCAGCCGCTTGAATGGTTCTGGAAGACAGAGAACATCGAACGGTACATATGCGCGTGGAAGGACACCACCGAGGCAATTGCTGCCGCGGTTGAATATGAGGATGACATGCTCGACTGTGCATACCACGCGTTTGGAGGTTGGTAATGACAAACGAATCGCAGGGCAAGCGCATTTTTTGCACGGGCAAAGTGTTTGCCGACTTCATAGCCATCAGGATGGCACCGGCACCACGTCCACCGACAGACAATCAAACGCAGGCAACCAAGCCGGCACCCAAAAAGGACAAGGAGAAGTAGACGATGAACACACTTATTGCAAAACTTGCCGCCGCCTCAACTGCCGTCGGTGCTTTGATGCCAGACAAGATAAATACGGCGCAAAACTACTCCTACATTTCGGCTGATAAGATTCTGCAACGTGCCGGGGACGCGTTGAGTAATCAGGGCATTGTCATACTGCCACGCATCGTTAATGAGTCGGTGACGGAAATCTCCTATACTGATGGCTATGGCAAGGCCAAGACGCGTTATGACGCCATCGTCAATTTCGAGATGCTTATCATGGACGGGGAAAGCGAACTCATGGCGTTTTGGGCAGGTCGTGGTTCAGACTTTTTTGTACCTGACAAAGCGATGTACAAAGCTATTACCAGCGGCCATAAGTATTTCATCGCCAAGCTCCTCAATGTAGGGGTAGGCAATGAGGACGGCGAACACGAAACAGAAGCCGCGCAGGATGCTGCCAAGCCGCAACAGGCAAAGGCCGCGAGCAAGCCTATTGAGGAGCCAGCGTCAACGCGAGCGCGTGCGAACGCAGACCAATTGAAGGAAATCAACCGGCTGGGGATGCTCGCATATCCGGGTGACGGCGAATGGGAAGCGAACAAAGCTAAGAGTGCCGAGTGGTGCAGCCAGGGAGCGCGAAACACAATAAACCAACTCTATGACGCGGAAGCCAAAAAACTCATCAAAGGGCTTGACAAGAAATTTCAAGACCGCCTCGTGCAAGTCGCGCAAGATGCGACGCCCATCGAAGCCTAATCACCCACCATAGCCGACTAGACGCCACGCACCCAGGCTTCGTATGGTTGCAGGGATTGACACAATGACCGAGCAACAGGAGTTGAATGATGCTCTCCACTATGAACGGGGACTAGGCTACAGCGAGGGCTACAAGGCAGCACGCGAAGCGGTGGAGCCGTTGGTTTCGAGTGAACGTGTGCGTAGAGACATGATCAATTGCCAAACGCCAAAGGGCTACCTCAAAGAAAATGAGCCGTACATTGAAGTTCTGCAAGCGACCAGCCTTGCGGAGATGTATTGCAAAATTTACGAAGCCAAGCTCGACAGCCTGCGCGCACAGCTCGACGAGGCGCAACGCGGGCAGTGGCAACCAATGTGCGTCGATTGTTTGGATGGCACGGAAGAAAATGAGGGGGTGGCGTGATGGCAACAGTGACGACGTGGCAGCCAATCGAACAGGGTAGTTTCTCCGAAATCTCTGTCGAGAACTACACCGAAATCTCTATGTTTGTCAGTGAAGATTTTGGGGTTTGGGGAGACACTCTGCCTAGTGACGTGCGCCTCTGCCGCGCCACTGAGCGCGAGGTGGTGAGTGTGCCAAAAGACGCAGCCGATGCCATGGATCGCGTGCTGAATCGGTTGGCGGGGATGTTCGGCGACGATGCTGGCAACATGCCGGATCAACTGCACGACGACTATTTGACGGTGCGCACCTGGTTGGACGCGCTGCCGGCGGGATGGAAGGGGGTGGGCGATGGCTCTTGAGCGTGGCTACCGAGTAAGTTGCGACAAGTGCGGCGCGGTACACTTTGCCGCGCACGAGTTGTCGCCACGGGCGGCAAGGACAGAGGCGAAACGCACAGGATGGGTGCGGAGCATAGTGGGTGGCGGTTGGAAGGGGGCGATACGGCGCGACTACTGCCCCAAGTGCGTAGAAGCGATGGACAAACAGGAGGTGAGCGATGCCCTCGCAGTCGCACAGCACGCGGCGACCCCTGTCGCGGCTGACTGGATGCACACGTTCCCGCCTGAATGGGAACGGCATCCGTGGGCTAACTACGCGCACCTGGTAGCGTCAAGCGGCATGGATGGCATCCACTTTGCGTGGTGCTACTACGAATGCGAACCCAAATGGGGGAAACTTAGCTACAATTGGGTGGGTGGCAAATGGGGCTACAACAACCCCGCGAAGCGTGCGCCACTGTCGCTATTTTTCGACACTCGCGCCACACTCACGCAGCGGCCAGGGCAGGGGACTAGCCGCAGATAGGGTTTGGCATCGTCCAACGCACAGCAACGAATATTCAAAACTCGTCACTTTGCCTATTGCAATCGGGTCTGACTTGTGGTAGAATGGTATCAAGGACGACAAACGAACCACTAGCCAAAAGGAGAAACAAAATGACCGCCACACAGAAGCAACTCGACTATATCAACAGCATGATTGACGGAATCGAATCGGCTCCCTATTTCGCTGGACTGGAAGTCACAATTGAGGAATTACGCCAGAACGGAGGGTCCGAAGTGAAAATCCAAATGCTTGAGGGCCAGGTCTCGCTGTGGTACGCTGAACTTCTGAACATTCGCCTTCGTCGCAATCCGATTACTCTTTCAACGCTGAAGGCTCAGGCCTTCGAGGCCATCCACAATTTGCGAGCGATGGTTGCTCGCGGACTCACCTCCGTCGAGGCGTCAAAATTGATTGACGACCTCAAGAACAAAAAACTGGTTTAGTTAAATCGACCTGAGCAAGTCGCGAAACTGCTCGGTGTCTGACCGGAAATTGACCGGCGCTGAATGAGGCCAGAAGGCCGAAACACCTAGCCAAAAGGAGAACCAAAATGAACATCATCATCACAGAAACCAACGAGCGCACAGACCTGACCATCATTAGCGACAACGGCGTCAATTGGGTCGCCGACCTCATTGGCAACACAGGCGCACTCAGCGACGGCCAGTTTGTCTGGTCGGAGGAAGAAAACGCCTACATCGCCAGCCAGCACACCTACGACTGGTGGGCCAGATATATCAGTGACAGCGAGGCCACCGACGCAGAGGTCGAGGCACTGGCTACCAAGCTGGGCGTTGACATCGGCGACGTGCGCGAGCGCATTGCAGATTACAGTGTGCGGTTGGGCAATGACGCAGACTACGAGAGCCATCGCCGTGACGCCATCGCCGCCATGCGCGAAATCGAAGAAGAAATAAAAATCTACACAATCGTCAACGACCGTTACGGCAACGAGGCAGCCGAAACCACCGTCGCAGACCTGATACAACTGGCGCAAGAAAATGGCTGGGATGCTGAGTTCACCGAAACTCACCGCGATGGTACGGACGTAATCGTTGACAACAAAAACGAGATCGTTGCTGAAGCCAAATAATCACGCCGACCTGGGCAAGTCGCAAAACTGCTCGGTGTCTAGCGCAATCGGCGCTACTGACGAAGGCCGGAACGAAGGCCGAAACACCTAGAGGAGAAACACAATGAGACCCGGATATTACCAATCGGCAGATGGCACCATCATAAACGGTCACTGGCATCACAAGAGCATTTCGGCTGGAGACTTCTACCAGTCACACAAGACCGACGAATGGTTTGTGGTCGATTCGGTCAAGAAGATGAATGGCCCAGAGGGCATGTCTTGGTTCTGTCAGATTCGCCCGATGACCGAGGACGAATTCAACGCCATGCCGAAAACAAGCCCAAAGGCGGAGGCGCAACTTTTCTCTGACTTTTTTGACGCAGTGGAAAACCGATGAACGCATCTTCCAACCACGGCGGCGCGCGACCCAAAGTGCGCGCCGCCGACCAGCGCACAAACAACGGTGGCTCGCGCCCCGGTGCCGGGCCAAAGCCAAAATCGTTCACGCTCAAGCTCGGCGACAAGCTGGCGGCCTTCCGCCGGGATGCCGTCGCAGCCATGCGCGAACTCGAAGGAGAATACAAATGAACGACGTAACCACCATCAAAGTACTGGACAGCACACGACGACGGCTCAAGGTACTAGCAGCACGCTACGAAGTCACGATGATAGAACTGCTAGACACACTTGTCACCCAAGAGGAGAACATGAACATGAACAACAATCAACCCCGCAGTATCACGCAATCGTGGCTCCAACAATGGGTTGCTGCCAACCGCAGCGACGTAGGATTACTGGAAACCAACGGCATCAAGGGATTCTACCGCTTAGACGCCGGCCCCGCCCATAGTTTCCGGGGCATCGGCACAACATGGCGACAGGTAGCTGACCACTTGGAAGCCATCGAGGTAGCCGACGAGTAATCAACTAGCGCAATCAACCACATGCACAAGAGGAGACAAAAACCATGAACGAGCAACAAGCACGCAGAATAGCAGAGGAATCTGTAGAGCGCGCCGACACAATAGGCCGTCTAATTGGCGGAGACTTGATGGTGGGGCTTGACCTGGAGGGTAAATTCTGGGTCGCCTGCAACGACGAGACGGTCAACTGCCTCACCGAGCAGGAGGCAATCGACATCATCGTCGAGAACCTCACTGGCGGTGAGGAATAGCACAGAACACAGCAACGCCCTGAGCATGGCGCAATCGAATAGCCGCACACCAACGCCGGGGCTAGCCAACCCGGCGTTGGCCCTACAACGGATTGTCTGCATCGACAGTCGCTTGGTTGGCAGCATCCTGTGCCGCTTCGATGTCCGCCAGTTGCGCGTCTTTAGAGCGGCGTCTAATGTCGTCGCGTATGTGTTCCAGGATAGCCGTCATGCTCTCGGCGTTCGTGCCAGCGGTGGAGATGCCCAGGCTACGCGCGTAACGCGTGAGGGCCGAGCCTATCTGAGCGTTCGTTGCGGCCAGTGGCAACGTGAAGGTATTGCTCCCTATCGTTATGCTTATATTACCCGCCATTGTTGCCTCCCTATGTGCTGACCATGTTCACTTTAGCGGTCACGTGCCAGGTAATTGACGTAGTTGCAGCCCCAGTTACCCTGGCCCGTACGGTCGCTCCCGTCACATCGAAGACGGCATCCCATCCTGCGACAGACTCTTTTGCTGTGTAAACCGCTGCCCCGATAATGGTCGCCACACCCGCTACATTTTTGTATACAGACTCAAGTGTATAAAACGCACCGTCTTCCGCTGCGCCCGATACTCCCCCTGTGCGCCTCGCCACCACTGTGGCACGAATCGCGTAGGTAGTTGAGGCGGGAATCGTAAAAGTGTGCAGTGTGGTGACTGTGGCATCGGTAGTAGCAACGCGGTTTTGATAGACAATTTCGGACGGGTCGTCATTCGTAGCGGTTGAAGCCAACTTCTGTACTGCGCTTCCAAGCGTCAGCTGTAGTACGTCTAGCCTTGCGGCGGGAGCCAGCACGCCAATGCCCCAGTCCTGCGCCGTCGAAATTGCCCCGGCAAACGTGTTATTGGTGCCAAAAATGACAGGCGCAGAGTCAAACGTGCCAAGCAAAAACTTGGTCAAGTCCACTGTGCGAAAAATGCCAGCCCCCGCACGCGTCTGCCCAAAATGTGAGCCACTAAGCGCAGACCCATAGGCACTATACTCAATGCGCCCCTGATCGGTGGCCGTGCCAAATCCAGAAAAAGCCGAAGTCCCCAACGTACTCGCATCAGTTTTCAGGATGCTGTACGTCGAACCCTGCTCATTCCACATCACCTTAGCACCAGCGTTATTGTAGCCCTCAATGATATTGCCGCTGCCATCCTGTCTGAACACAGCCACCGGCTGATCATCGCTGGCATGATCTTGGTAAACTTGAAACACAGGCGAATCCGTCGATGCCGCCACAAGGTTGCGATACGCCTCCAGCGCAATCCCTGTCGAAGCAATCCCCGTCACTCGCTGCCCACCCGCTACACCCGCAAGTTGCACATACAACGGGTCGAAATAGGCTTTTAGCGTCGCCTTTATGTTGCTCCACAGTGTACGTTTCGGCGCGTCAGCTGCTGCGCTGTCGGTGATGACCACCGCGTCGGCATCAACGGGCGTTACCTTTGCCGCCAGTGCGGTGATGGCCGTGCCTGTTACATCGGCACCACTGGCAACGTTGAGGATGGTTCTGGCTTGCGTTGCCGTCAGATCGGTTGGGTCACCTGTGCCTATGCCAGCGTACCCCTTAATCGTGTCTGCCGCCATGTTCGCCAAAAGCGTATTGTCGATGGAATCAGTTTTGACAGAGGCGACGATTCCAGGCGTTGCGTCGACGTAGGTAAAGTCTATCGTCGTGGTGTCCGTGAGGATAGTGCCCACGGCGTCCTGAGCCTGCTCGTCTGTGTAGGTACTCGCTACCATTTCCAGGGTATCCGTAACACCAATAACTTTCTTGATGCGGGCTATTTCCTGGATCAACTGCCGAAACAGCGTTTCCTCCTGAGGCGTCATAGAGCCGTCACCATGTCCAAGCGAATTTGTTCAGCCTTTTGCCCGCCTGCCGCAGTCGCAACCGCAACATGCGCGCCGCGAATTTTCTTGATGACAGATGCCTCGGCGTAAGTCACCGTCACCTTGTCACCCATAGCCCCCGCCGCGCAGTAATCGCGCCCATAGCGATATGCCCCCCCCTGCAATGTATCAAAGACGAAATCTTCACGGGAGCGCAATTCTTTTAGCCGTGCGTCTCCAGCGGCATTAAGCGAGCCGCTAACCTGTTGCGCGGCGTTGACAAAGACCTCGATGTCATTGTAATTAGCGACATAATTCGGCCCTGTACGTATGGCAAAAGCGCGCGCCGCCTCCTCGCCTTCACCCCCCACAATGGCAACTGTCGCCTCGTCCAAGCCGCCCCCCGTTAAAGATGGATTCTCCATATTGCCCCATGACATGCTGAACTTCACCGTCGCCGTGCGGTCAACTCCCAAGAGCGCGTAGGTGCGAAATTGCCACGTCTGCAAACCCGTCTTGACCAAATCAAAATCAAGACCGCCCAGCAAAGCTACTTCCTGCAAGGCTTCGAGCAAGTTTAGGTGGGCAAAGGCTTTTGTAATACTCGCGCCCGCGGCCGTATCAGCGGCATAGCTGATATTTGTTGACCATGTACCCACCGTTCGTCGGCGGCTATTGGCAGTGGTGGCATCCACCGTTGCGTTATAGCGCACCATGAGTTTCATCACGGTTTCAGCCACCACAGCCGTGAAATCGTTGCGTAGGTTCGTGCCTGCATAAAAGGCAATCAGCGCGCGCTTGAGGAAGTGCAGTTGGGACACGCATTTCAGGGTGAATATTCCGTTTTTGGAATCGGTGGGCGTGCGTCGGTCGCGGTCACGATAGAGGCCGTAGAAGTCGCAGTAGGGCGCGATGCCTTCTGCGTCGTCATAACGCCACACTTCAATCTGGCCGTCCTTTTCAAGCGCGGCAATTGCCTGATGATTGCCCGCCAAGTCAACGCGCAACATGCCTACATCGTTAACGACTTTACTGTAGTTGAGCGCGAGAAAGTCGGTCACGTCGTATTGACGCACGCCGGCGCGGTTGCGGATGCGAACGATGTAGGAGGTGGTCATGCGTTATGCTGCCTTGAAATATGATCCTGAAATATAAAGCCGGGAAGTATTGGACATATCCGAATTTTGAATAGAGGTTAGCGAACTTGTCGCCGCCGCGGTCATGCCATACAGGGTTATTGTCGTGCCGGATACCAAAACTAACCCGCTCATGTGTACAAGGCTCGTCGTGCCTAAATGCCAATTTACCGCCATCGACGCGGCAGGAGATACAACGGAAAATGGCAAACCACCGATGGTGATAGCACCCGACCCTGCCCCTTTGTTGGTCAGCTCCATGTGAATGCTAACAAAAACCATTTCGCCCGAAACGAGATATTGTCCGTTCCGGAGGCCGTACGTTACACCCGTCTCTGATCCTGCCACCAGATAGGTTGGCGTAAAAGATGCTTTTGCTGCCGTAGCCGTGACCAAGCGCAAATTGGCAATCGTCACTTTTTTGAGCGCGTTGCTGGCTGCGCTGTCAATCAATGCGATGGAGTCTGCATCGATTGGCGTTGTCTTGGCACTTGACCCAACGACAGAACTGGCGATATTTGTGGCGCTAGTAACGTCTGCTCCGTTGGCGACGTTGATGATCGTGCGAACGTTGGTAGCAGACAAATCCTCTGGGTCGCCTGTGCTAGCTGTAATGCGCCCCCTGATAGTATCTTGAGCCATGTTTGAAAGTTTGGCGGCGGTGACAGCATCGTCTGCAATCTTGGCGGTGGTTACTGCGCTCGTTGCGAGTTCAGATGCTCCAACCGCGCTTGCTGCAATCTTGGCGGTGGTCACTGCCCCCGTTGCGAGCTTTGTGCTGTCAATCGTGCCGTCGCCCGCGCCATCTAACCACTCACGGCCATCAGTAACGGTGATTACGGCACCCGTGGTAATACTCACTGTGGCTAGTGGTATATCCCAGGTCGTGCCGCCTATCTGCGTCATAGCAGGAGCGCCCGCACCCTCCGTGCCTGCAATTCTCGTGATACGAACCGTCTTAGCCGCCCAACTCGCACGCAGCACAATGCGATCAACGCGCGTGCTGGCGCCTGGCGTGGCGATGACGACGTTGACGCTGGCACTATTGAAATAGGGTATGCCATAGACAAGCCCTGCGCCTGTGTTCACGGCGACAGGTGATGACGCGCCCGTTACCGCTAACTCGTTTTGAAAGTCAGGAGTGACGCCGCCCAGGTTGGCAGTACGCGAAAACAGTGAGCGAAAAAGCTGAAACATCAAAGTGTCTGTATAACCCGATGTGCTGCTGTCACCCGTTCCCGAAACTGTTTCCCAGAGTATGCTTAATTCAGCCAAAATTGCCTCTTATCCCAACGATGGGTATCTATCATAGTATTCTACGCGTATTTTTGTGTCTACGGTTGCGCCGGAAGGCACGTTAACTCGTATGTCATTCACGCCACCTGGCGCGGTGGGCGTTGGTACAATGCTCCATGTCACCAGGTCGCTCGCATCAGTCAGCGCAGCATTTTGCCGCACACCAAGATGGTCTGTGATAGTTTTGTAGCCGTAACGCAAATCAATGGCATAGGTGACGCCCGCCGCGATGGTATGACCTGTGAAATCTAGTATTTGGTCTGTTGTTTCGTTGGTGATCACCAAACTGACAGCGGGGCCAGTCACAAAGATAATGGGAAATGTTTCCCTTTTTCCTACATAGACAAGATTCTCTACGTCGTTTATGCTGCTGCCCACGGCGTAAATCATCGGGATAAACAGCGGAACCGTGTAGCCGCCAGGGGCCGCGCCGCCGCTAACCACCGTAAAGACAATGTTGTTCAGCGCCGGGTTATACGGGATGGGGTCAGGTGCCTCAAACTGAGCGATCACCATTTGCGTTCCGGCAAAGCGGTCTTGTTGCGTGTTGGGGAAGTCCACCGTGCCTACGGTATAGGCGTCGATTTGCCGCTGCGTACCATCCTCGCGCGTGATGCGTATCTTGCACGGCAAGTCGTCAACTGGCTTGAGTATTTCCGCTAGGTCGTCGCGGGCTTGGTCGGAAAGTGCCTCGGTAGCCACCTTGATGAGCAGTGCCAAATTGATGAGTCGCTCATCAAGAAGATGACCTACCACGGTGGAGCCGTGCTGCTGTGGCCCGCGCTCTTTGATGAGGCGAATGGGGGGTAATCCAATGCCCGTCAACGTCAGCGACCAATAGGGCGCGCCATTCGACAGATTGTATGTTGTGCTGCCGCGGATAATCTCTACGGTGTAACTCATGCGGGTGCCGTTCCGTACAGGCTATTGAGCAAATTAAACGTACTACGCAGATCGTCACTCGCGCTGGCCCCACTCGCGAGGTTGATGTTGAAGTTATTGACCGTACCCGGCGCGCTTGCCGTGCCACCTGTCAGCCGCGTATCGGTCGGAAGTACGTTGGCGTAGTCGGTGGTGGAATGGAAGTTGGCTAACTCACGAAATGTAACAGCCGACTGCAAAAGTTCTTTGACTTTGTTGATGTCGGTACCCGCCGTGATTTTATCCATCACCAATTGAACGCTGTCAGTCAGTCGCCCATACAGCGTGTCAACGCCCAGGATGCTTGCCATTGTTTGGCCGATACTGGCATCCGCTGCACGCAAATCGTTGATGCCTGTCAGATTAGCGTCAAGCGTTTGAAATACTCTGGACATGGTGCGGTTGTCTACCGTCGCCATGAGGAAGTCGCCCAGGCCCGCGATGAAATCCTTGACTTTGTTGGCAGACGCCGCCGCACTATCGACCGCGCCCTGAATGTTGGCGCTGCCTACGCTGATGCCACCCAATAGGTTTTGGCTGCTGCCCGTTGTGGCAAGATTGCCACCCACGGCACTGCCGATGGTGCTGATGGGCGTTGTTGACACAACAGGGGTGATGGCGGTGGGGTTGGTGTGGATGGGCAGATTATTGATACCCTGCCCAGGCTGCAAGGTGCCACCCCACGACACAGGCACGGTTGCCGGGTCAAGGTTAAATTGTTTGACGGCGTTTTTGAGGTCAAATACATTCTGCACCACCGCGCCTTTAAGCCGATCCATCTGCGATGTCAAGCTATTGCTTACGCTTTCCATGTACGAAATCGGCACGCTGGCGTAGGCGCGGATGCCCTCGCCCAAACCTTCCATCAAGTTTTTACCGTATCCGTAAAAGACAGTTGATGGCGATGCGATGCCAAAAAAGCGTTTGAAGCGGTCGGACAAGTCACCCCAAACGCCGCTAAACCAAGACGAGAGGTCAGTCCACTTGTCGCGTATGCCGTCCCAAAGCCCCTGAATTACATCGCGCCCCGCGTCTAGCCACGGCTGAATGTTGTCATCCCACCAGCCCAGGACAGCGTCAAACACCGCAACGGCGTCAGTCTTGAAATCATTAAAATACTTGATTCCCCAATCAATCCAATGCTTAATTCTCGACTGCGTTACGACGGCCCATACTTCAAGATCATGAACTGTCGGCCCTGTCCAGTCTCTCCAAGCGTCTGAAATATTCCTTCCCAACTCAAAAAAAGCGTGGACTGTTCTGTCTTTCCATCCTACAATGTCCTGTATGGTTTCATTCGTCCACGCGATCAGCGTGTCGCGCATTATCCGCCAGTGGAATTTCAATTTTTCACGAATGTTTGCCCAGTTGCCCACCGTGGCATTGAACAGGTCGATCTTCCAGCCGCGCTCCACGTACCAGGTGATATACTCGACTGTTTCCTCCCAGGTGCCTTTCCAGATGCCAGACTCTTTGAAAAACCAGTCTGAAATTCTCTTGACCGTCTCCTGTGTGTAGGAGCGTATCCGCCCAAAGTCGTTTTCCCACGCCCAGCGCAAGGCCGTCACCGCTGCAATCACGCCCGCGATGGGTGCCAGGAACGAGACAAGGCCCGCAATCAGCGGCGGGATGGCTGTCAACACGAAGTAGCCAAGCACCGCTACCACCGCGTTCAAGATGTCCTCAAAGCCGCCGAATTTGGCTATAGCTGCGCTAACAGGCATAAAAGTTTTCGCGAGCGAGGCGATGAATTTTCCAATCATGTCGGCACCAAAAACTAAGCCGTCCCACACTTTGACCAGAACCTCGATGAAGGGAGGTAACACGCGCTGGGCATAATCCCATGTCGCTTTGGCCGCTCGCCCGAGCCAATCCACGAAGTAACCAAACACCTCACGGACGCGGTCGCCCAGGTCGAGTAAATAGCCCATCATCGGCGAGTCATCTTCAAAACGTTTGACTTCGCCGAACAAGCTTTGAACAAAGCGCGTAGTGCCTTTAAGAATCTCGGTAAATCTCCACCAGATAGCAAATAAACTATCAGGCAGCACAAGCGCAAAAGCGTTACTGAGCGCGTCGATAGGCGAAAGCCCTGCACTAATATGATCGAAAAACCGCTCTGCCGCCACGCCCGCCTTTTCCATCCACCCCACAAGTGCTGCTACGCCAGAGGTAAACGCGGGGCTGCTTGTCCACGAAACAACCATTGCAAGTCCGCGCGTGAGTTGCTCGAAGAGCGGCTGCATTACCTGGCCGCTTACCTGGCTAAATGTGTCTTTGATGGTTGACAACATTCCACCAAAAGTTTTGGACTGCGCTTCCATCAAGCCACCAAACTTGGCGTTCATGCCCGCGACCAATGCGCCAATGGCAACGTCAGCACTGACTGTCCCCGCCGTGACGGCTTTCATTGCCCCGGCAACGTTGGTGCCAATGGCGTCGGCTAAAAACTTCCAGGCAGGAATACCCGCCTCGGTAAGTTGCATCATTTCCTCACCGGACGCTTTGCCTTTTGCTTGCATTTGGCCCAGGGCAGTTGTGACACGCCCCACCATTTCGCTTGAGCCACCAAGCCCCGCCACGGCGTCACCAATCGCCGTCAGGGTAGGCAGCACGTCCTCAGCCGCAAAGCCCATCGCTAACATGCGTTGCGAGGCTGATACTAATTCTGGGAATTCAAACGGGGTTTTGGCGGCAAATTTCTGCAAATCATCAAGAAAAGCTTTGGCTTGCGCGCCACTGCCCAGCATCGTTGTGAAGGCAATCTGGGCTTGCTCTTTCATGTTGTCGAATGCAATGCCCGTTACAGCTACAGCGCCGCCAAGCCCTACCAGCGCCACAACGCCTGTCGCCGCACCCACAGCAATTGCAGTGCCGAGCGCACCCGCAAGCGATGCTAGGCCACTACTCGCGGCGTTTTTGGCTTTGTTGTTGAGGTTGTCAACTTCACCGCCGACTGACTTTAGCGGCCCAGATGCTTTATCTGTCGCGTTGATTAGGATATTTACATCTGGCATTGGGTTGCGTTCCGTTCGGCTTTTGTTACAATGAAAACGCGATATTCAATGCCCATCAAAGGACCCCCCACAATGGCACCAAAACAAAAATGCCGAGATTGTTCACGATGCACCGAATCTTCCATGCGTGGCTGTCTTGTTTCGCCTTTTCGCCTTTGGGTCGACATGTTCAAGCGCGCCTTCGTTTGGCCCTTTAGGAAGATGTGTCCCATCTGCAAACATCCAATAATCTGGCATAAACGCGATACCAGTGGACGATTTGCTGACTGATTACGTGACACCGGAACGATTGCCGCTGCTTTCAGTTTCAACATTCTCGGCAATCAATGCCCACTCCATCCATGCGGATGATTGGTCGGGCATCTCCCACGGTGCTACGCCCAAGTACCGCGCGGCTCGGAGAAGGGGATACCATTCAGGGCAGGAACCTGTTTGACCTCGTGTGGTAAGCCAGCGACGGAGGTCGCGTTCAATCGTTTTTTTTCGTCATCCTGCGTTTTGCCATCGCTGTTAATGGCATCCATGATGGCGTTGTAGATAATTCCGGGAAGGTTGCCCACCGATTCGGCGTTGACGGGCAGGGATCTCCCGTTCTCGGTCAAATCCCAATCGCAGACAATTTCACAGAAAACACTCGCTACGCTGTCCACGATCACGACTTCGTCTACGTTCTCGGCGGCTTGCAATTGGCGCATTTGCCGCTGTAATTCTGCCTGACGGCGCAAGCTGGTAGCTCCGGGCCTATAGGCCACGCTAATTACATGCCCCCCCATTTCTACCCCGATCCATCGCTTGTTACTGAGCAGATCACTTAGTTCAACTGGCATAATTTCTCCTTACAAAGCGGTAACATTGTTGACAACGGCAATTTCCAAAGGCCCGCCACCCGTCAAAGTCGGCACGGCGTCCCATGTCCAGGTAACGGCGTAAACACCATCACTGTCGGCGAGTTCGCTGGCTGCGCTTACCTTGCCCGCAAAGTCCATTACGTACTCGTATTCTTCTGCGCTTGAGATGGTTGCGCCCACCGCTTTGATGCGGAAGTAGACCGTGCCGCCATTGCGAAGCGTGGTCAGATAAGCCAAGCCTTCGGTATTGGCTTGCATTTTCGTGGTGAGTTGCATGGTGGGCGGCGTTTCCACCATTGCCCCAAAGCTGCTTTGTGAGGCGTCCAACGTATAGTACGGGCCGTAACGACTCGACACGCTGAACACCGCTTCCATCACGTCACTGAGACGGTAGGTGCTTGTCTCGTTTGTCGTATCGCTAATACTCGCAGGCGCAGTGGCAAAGGCATAGATACTGACCTGTGTAGGCAGAATCGGCACAAGCGCAATCGAGCTAACGGCTGCGCCCCCGGTAACGGTCGTCACCACCGCGGCAGCCGTGCCACCCGTCAAGCTGCCCACACCCGTTGTCACCGCAGCAACGTTGGTTTCGCCAAGTGACCCGCCGAACTCGATTGTGTAGGTAAAGGCAGGACTCACCGCGACAGTCTGCGTCACACGCAGAGAACCGTTCGGAATGTTGCTCAATGCCTCAAGTGCCGCGAGAAGGGTAGCCGCGCTTGCGTTGTAAGCAATCGCGCTGGTAGTCTGCCCGGCGTAGCTAACGGTATAAGTGCCACCCGTGGCGTTGACCGCGATTTGCTGCACTTCATTGCCCGGCATGGCCTGATCTATTTCCAACTGGCGCGACATAGCCGAGCCGCTCAAGCTGGAATCGCTGCGATTGTAGGTGATGGTTAAGTCACCCACGCGCAGGAACGACGCACGCTCGGCGGCGGTGATACCGCCTTTGTAAGCGGTGAACGATACAGGCGCGTCTGCATCCACCGCACTTGGCTTGAAGAACCAATGTGTGCCGTCTGCACCCATCAGGCGACTACCCGCCGCCGCGCTTGTGGTGCCAGACGCCGCGGTTATCAATGCTTCCGTCAACACGCTACTGAGCGGGTAGACAATTTCGGTGTAAGTCGGCAAGCCGTCCAATGACCAAGTTGTATCTTCGCGATTTAGCGCGGTGACAGTCGTGTACTTCTGCCCCGCAGGACGGAATGATTGAACGGTCGCGTTGATGGTGGGACTAAAGCCGAGCGCGGTTAACTTTTTGTAGCCGCTACTAGGCGGTGTCCCCGCTGTCGTTTCAACGGCAATCTTTACAGTTTGAAATACGCTCGCGCGTTCGTTTGTTGAAGCCATTGCTTATCTCCTGCGCCTGCTACCAGGCGGCTGTCTCTCTAAGTTCAACAGGCACAAAAAGCCGGGCGATGATATAGGGGATTTGTCCCCGTTCTTCATAGCGAGGGAGAATGTTGTACTCCCCGATGCGCCCTTGATTACCCAACAGCGATGAGCCGACTTGCAGCACCGAGCCGTTGAGCGTGGGGTTGGCGGCAATCAGACGCATGGCCTGCAAGCAGATGTCACGCCCACGCTCCACCGCCGCGGCCACGTTGCCCGTATCGACTTTTACCCAAAACTCGCAAGAGATGCGATGAGCGTGAACAAGGCTATGCTTGCCTGTTCCGGCGTAGCTCATCATGCCGCTTTGTTCAAACGGCACAATCAGCAGCGCAATCTTTTGCGTCTTGATGGCAGGCGTATAGCTGCTCAGGCTGCTTTCGTCCACATCGGCAAGCACGGCAAGAATCGCTTTGAGTTGGGTTGCAACGTCGGTAACGGATGTCATTCGCTTGGATACTCATAAGCTGTCGCGCTGCCTTCGTAGGTCGCGCTGTAGCCATCAATGCGCCGCGTTTGTCGCGTGCGCATACGACGGCTATTGGCACTCGCCACCGAAGCCAACACGGTCACGCCGAGCAAGTCCAGGTTGCCACCGCCGAATAACTTGAGTTGAGCGTAGAAGCGTCTAAACATTAGCTCACTCTTGTTTTCGTCGCCGCCGCTGGTGCTATCCAAGCCGCGTGCCTGCAACACATTCGCCGCGGCATAGAGCTGCGTCATGCCGCTTAGAACAGGCAGAATCAAGGCATCTCCAGCAACGGTAATGCTATAGCCAGCACCAGCCAGCGCACCATTAATCAGTGCGCTGGCCTCATCTAGCCATGTATAGACCTGCGCCTCAGTCGGTGTCGAGGTAGACGAGTATTCGCCAATGCTCGGCAGTAGTGCGCTCACGCCATCCAGGTCGCCGTACATGATTAACCCTGTCGATTACGCGCACGCCGTTCGGTTTCAGGCGTCAAGTCGCCTGTGTCCGCGTTGGTTTCAGGCGTCAAGTCGCCTGTGTCCGCGTTGGTTTCAGGCGTCAAGTCGCCTGTGTCCGCGTTGGTTTCAGGCGCATTGTTGGTATTAGGCGCGCTTGTTGGCTGTTGCGGCACAAGCAAACTACGCATGGCGGCAGCCAATGCCTCGCTGGACTGCGAAGGAATCGGTGTCAAGGTCGCCATTTTGGTTTGCGACTCTTTGCGCTGCATCTCTTTTGCCTCGCTGACCTTGCCCGCCTCAACGGGCTTGCCGTTGGCATCGTGATACCCGACGCCTGATGCGTTTCTATAGACTCCGCCTTCTGCGGTTTCTGCCATGATCTATTCCTATTCTATGCAAGCAACTCGCGTTGCATCGTTTGTGTTATGTGAACTAAATTGTCATAACGGAACTATATTATACTCAGCTAGTCACCGTAGGGTCAGAATATGTGGCATTTCCAGTGTAAAGCACTGAACCATTGGTGCGCGTATTCACACCTACGCCGAACTCTGATTCCATGTATTCAGCATAGAGCGGGAAGGCGTCAAGCGCGCCAGCGATACGCAAGCCTTGCATCGATGTGCTAGTTCGTTGGCGAATCACAAGCGGCTTGTCACTGCCTGCGTCCCAGAAGAACAAGTAACTGGCAGGCATCCACGACTTGACCCACACTTCAGCGGCCCCGAAGATACCGATAGCTCGGTTGTTGGCGCGCGTGATGTCGAGCCGTGTCGAAAGTGAGTCGGCTGCGGTTGACATAGTCAAACGCGGGTCTGTGTAGGCCACGAAGCCTGTCAAGGCACGGAACGCTGCTTCGTCTGTCGCGGAAATGGCAATCCTGATCATGTTGCCATGCCCATGCTCAAGCACGTTGGAAATCTCTGCGGTGACAAAGGACGCGAGCAACGATGCCTCTCCCACATAGTGCGTGTGCGTGGATGCGGTGAACGTTTCGCCGTTTGGCCCTTCAGGGATTGGTGCACTGTCAGCATTTACCAAGCGTTTGACAGCCAGGTCTACGCCATCCACCAGGAAATCGTCCCAGGTGTAATTACCGGAAAGCAGAAACGCGCGCTTGATTTCTCGCGAATACATGCGTAAATGAGCGCGCTCACCGCCTTGAACCGCAATCACCATATCCGCAGGCGTATGCAGTTCGAACCATTTTCGTGTCCAGCCAAGCGCGTATTGGAACATTTTCAGCGGGAAACCCACCGTTGCCCCAGGCTTTGACACTTGGGTTGGTGCGCGCCCGTACTCGTCCACTTCGTGCATATCGCCCGCGACGGAAATCCCGTATTTTCGCTGGCGGTCGGTGGTGAATGTTGCCAAATCGTTGACGAGCGTCGTCACAATGGCATTGTGGCGCGCTAGTTCCCCGTTGATGATAGGCAGAATATTGTTCAGCCCAAACTCGGCTGCGCTTGTATCGCGTGAAGCCAGAAGGGTACTAATATCATGTGTTCCAGTTGTCATATTATGTTATCTCCCTATGCCACCCGGAGACCGAGTACATAAACTTCACAGGCGACGTTATTTGCGGATGCCTTCGTTCGCGTGACGCGCAATGTTCCGGCGGCAGCAATAGCGTTCTGTGCATCGTCGATCGTGCCGGCGCGCTTGACGACCTTATCTGCCACGTTGATGTCAATGGCGTCGGTAATCGCCGTGGCACTGTTTTTGACGGTGATAGTATCGCTCGCGCCACCCGCCGCCGCAGTCTTGACCAACCAAACATCAATGATTAGTGTTTTGTGAGTCAGTACCACATCGACATCGGCTGTAGCTCCATCGGCGACAGTCACCCGGTGCAGTACCGGAACTGCGCCAATCACGTTGACATTGGCTGCGAATTGCACTTGTAACCCGGTAATACCGTCGGTTGCCGCTCCTACTTCGAGCTTGGCCGCCGTCACGTTGGCGTCCAAGATATTGGCCGTGGCAACCGCATCATCAGCCAGTTCGGTGGTCGTGATGGTGTTGGCGCCCACTGTGGCACTGGTCAAGCGCGGCATACAGTTAAGGATAACAATATCTGTGGCAGTGATGACTTGTGCAATGCCAAAGGCGTCGCCCGTAGTCGAGACTGTATCCAGCCGGCCCGCCGTGGCACCAACATACAGGATATTGCCTATTGTGAGGCTAGTACCATAGCTAAAACGCGCGCCGACTCCGAAGAGCGTCACCGGCTGGTCTGCCGCGGCGACAGCACGCGCATTGAAGCCCGCTACCTCGGCGGCTTCGTTGGCGCCGGTGGCGTTTGACATATAAACTTTGCCGTCGCTGGTCTTGATGTAGCAAGGGGACGCTACGTCAAGCACTTCTCCGGCGACAAGCCCCGTGATTTGCGGCGCAAACATACCAGTGGACGCATCCATGCTGGCAGTTGTGGCCCGTGTGATTAAAGCCATGTCTCACCTCTAAAATGGTTGATAAATCGTGTCCGTGTCTCGCCGCTGTTGCTTCAGGTCTTCGACCGTCAGCGAGCGAGGTGCGCCACCACCTGTGGCGTTGATGTTTGGTGCGTTGAGACGTGTCGGCGCGAGTAGGTGCGGCTTGGCTGTAGCAAGTTTCGCAACTGCTTCTTTGGCACCCACCACTACTTCGTCGTCCCCAACTTGCACACCAGAAAGGTCGGCTAGTTTCACGGCGTCATCTGAATCAGCAAAGCCCGCAGCCATCGCGGCTACTTTTACGGCACTGTTGATTGCCGATGTACGGTGCTTAGCTTCGAGTGCCTTGTAAGCATCCTCTGCCTCTTGCATCCGCTTGTTCGCCTTTTGTGCCTCGCTCAACTCCTTCTCTTCGCGTTCTTTGTCCGCTTTTTCGATGGCATCCAACTTGAGGCGGCGTTGTTGCGCCTCGCTGTTGGCGGCCTTCAATGCGGCTTTGGTTCGCTCTAACTCTGCAACCAGCTCTGCGGGCGTTGGTATCACACCTGTTGCCGCTGCTGTGTCGCTCGCGTTGTCAGTTGAGGCTCCGCCTCCTAACTCCGCTTCAAATAAAACGGCATCACGCCAGTTCAATTTGCTGTTGATAAGCATCTAGCTCAGTCCTTTACTAAAACCTGCTATTCGTTATAGTCAACCGGCTGCGATGGTGTCAGCGTCGCCGGCGGTGGTGGTGGCTGGGTCTTTTTCACGTTGAAGGGAAACACGTTCTTGGTGTCCCCCTTTGGCCTGCTAGGTCGGTGGTAATCGTCTGCGGCCATTGGTAGGCTCCTGAAAAAACCAATAAAAAAAGCAACGAGGCCGACCCGTTAAGGTCGATCTCGCCGCTGTTAAACTTGTAGCCGTTTAAGTGGGGCTAGTGCAATATTTGGTTAGGTGTTAACTAGCCCTTTGGTACAATCACCGGCTTTTTGCCTTGCGCCTTGCGAATCTGATTCAGGAACGGAATCAACATGCGCTCTATCTGGAACAAGTCAAGTGGCGCACAAAGCTGATCCTGCTCTATTGTACATGAATTGCGCGACGTTTGCAATAGGTTGGCTTCTATCACTTCATACGGCGTCTTGCTCTCCACTTACACCCCCGCCATTGCCGCGCGAATGCGCGCGTCTACAAAACGCTGAATCTGCGACGCGCTTTGCTCCGTTGCGGTTTCGGCTGTGACCCAGCGACCGCGGTGAATCCTAGCTTGCTCGCTTCGTTTCTGCACGGCTCTATTGTATGGTGCCATATTGCCATTGCTGCCAATGACAACACTCCAGCCGCTTGCCGTGCGCGAAATCGGCTTGACTGACCAAGACCTACCCAATGTGCCGGTGCGTCTATAACTGCTGTTTGGCGGCGGGGCCGGGTAGCGTTGCATCGTTGCACGGAATAGGGTAGACGAATCTTCGAGACTGCCGCGAATGGCAGTCTCTAACGCTTGCGGTGCGCGGTCGAGTAGTTGCTGTACGGCACGAGCGTCAACGGTTATGGTGATTTCAGCCATTGGCGTCAGCCTCCTGCGCTTTGTCTAGCGGCTCAAACTGGATGCCGTAAATTGATGCTTGACATTGTAATACTATAGTATTACAATGTGAATAGGAAGCCGCACAGCGCATCATGCGCCGCCCCGCCAGGGGGATACCTGGATAGCCTGAAAGGGGCTTCCTATGTACGCAATCGCTTATGGTGTGGTTGGATTTCTCTCTACATCTATTCGTGTTCGTGTCATTGAGCAGCGCGACGGGTACGCCTGGGTTGTTACAGCAAGCGTGCTTGACGCTGGTACTCCGCTCACGCTCAATTCCTCTCAAATCGAGATGGAGTGGGAGTGGGAAGATGACGCGGTTGTTCACGCTGACGGGCTTATTACGCTCCGCTAGCCTAATCGACCTGGGCATGTCGTCAAAACTGCCTACAAAATCCATGACCCGCAAAGTAACCTCCTACCGCCTAACTGACATGACATTGCGCCAAATCAAGGAACTAGCCACCAACATGGGTGCTAGTGACGCCAACGTGATCGCGACTGCAATCGACAGAATGTATCGTGAGACAGCGAGACCCACTCAAATCGCCTCGAACGTTATGCCCCCATCGCCTGGGTAGGGCTGCTTGTGATCGTTCCCACCTGACAAAATCACAGCCGGAATCGCACGCGGGAAAGCATCACACGTCGCCGCATCCTTGTGCTTATGTTTGCAATTCGGGCAGCTTGATAAAAAGCGCTCATGCCGCCCATCGGAGACCATCTTCTCGTCCATTACTCCACTTCCTCCAGTTGAATGATCCAACGCTCTTGCGGCCCATCCAGGAACTCAACGGGGGCGCGGCCCACATTAGCGATCTTTAATTTGGCATTTGGCATAATGACCGCCTCAAATTCATCGTCAGGTTTGCCATAGTATTTGCTCAACGAATTGATGTAACGCGCATTTTTGGTCTTGACCTCAAATACAGTGTTACCAAATGCCGCCGCCGTATCTGGAAGAATACTGGTTGAATTTAGCGTGTCCCATTCGATTGTTGTGCCAACACCCCGCCTGTATGTGTCGAGAACGTCTTGTACGGATTGAAACGAGCCGCCAGGATTGATGCCCCGATAGACGATCCCCTCCATCTTGGGCGCAGATTTTAATGCGTCCAATAATCTTTGTTCATCCGGCCCGATGTTGCCGTTGGCGATATTCTCGCGAGTGATTCTCCATGAGCGTGTCCATTCAGTGACACTCGCCTTTTGCTCGTCATTCAGCGTGTTTGCCCATGCTTCGCTGCGCTTATTTAACTCGATATGATCCGCGCTTTGCCATCTCGTCTCACTGAATGGCTTGAACTCTTGGTCACCAGTAACAAGGGGTTTTGGCCCTTGCGCCACCACAGGCTCGGCCACAGGCGTCACCGTCACAAAGGCGGGTGATTCCACCTCGACTGGTGCGGAACGCGCGCCGCGACTAGACGGCTGTGGATTATCGTTAATCAATCCCTGCGCTCGCAGTACGTCCAATGCACCTTGTGAAATGGAGGTGATAAATGATCTGCACCGAACATGGCGCGGTGGCGGCCCCAGCCCATCGGGAAACGTGTTTTGCCCCTTCATCATTACCGACTGATTCGCAGGACGGCACAAGTCGCTAACATAACTATCATTCGCCGTGTTGTATAGCCAGCCTTCGATGAACGGGTTCGCATGGCCCGCGGCAAGCTCGGCATAGGAAAACAGGCGCGTCGTCTCAGTGACGCCAATCGCCTCTGCCCGACTTGCGCCAAATATATTTTCTAAGCTGCGAATCAAATTCGGCAAGCCATCGGCAAAGCCCGCCGTTTCCAACTCGCCCCGTTGCCAATCGACAAAGGCACGCGTAAAACGGGTTCTGCTCGTCTGGTTCAAGTTGGGTATGCTGCCAACGTCATTGGCGGCGTCGCTCAGATAATAGGTATCTGCGTACTCGACAACTTGCTCGTTGACAAGTTCCCACATCGAAACATCGCCCGCGCTGGCAGTGGCTAATACGGCCCGTTCGCTGGCCACGTCTAGCACCGTTTCACGTACACTCGCCCATAGCCGCGCGTTTTCTCCCTGCCACAGCCTGTTTTGCTGTGCGATACTCAATAGGCCGTCTGTGCCTCGCACCGCGTCCACAAGGCGATCACGCTGTGAAGCAAGCCCGCCTTGAAAGGCACGTAGCATTTCATCTTCCGCGTATTCGCGTGCGGCGGTTGTGTTGATTTGCCTATTGAGGCGCGCCGCGTCTGCGGGCGTCATTAAGCCAGCCTGGACAAGCGCGCTTAAAAGTGGGTTCATTCGCTCGTGGTTCCCCGTGGCACTCCACGCTTACGTGTTGCAGACGCATCCTCAGTCGCCACAATCTCAACGGTTTCGACGGTCTGCAATTCTCCTTCCTTGACCGTTTCCACCGTCACTGGCGGCTGTTCCTCAACTTGCGCCTGTGACGCATTGTTGCCCGTCAGCTTGTTGACGACGCTAACGCGCCCCTTTGTTGCGCTCTCATAGGTGACGATCTGCTTAATCTGCTCAGGCGGCAAGCCCTTTGCTCTCTCTAGGACTTCTTCAACGCGCATGTCTTCGTAGCCATTCCAGGGGGACGGCGGCAAGTCGGCTAACTCGCGCTGCTGCTCTGGCGGCAAGTCGCGCACGCGCTGCCAGCCATCGGCTACAAGCGCGTCTGCCTTCGGCTCTGAATAGACTGTTTGCCGGCTACTGCCTTTGATCAACTCAATCGGTGCCATTTGTATTCCTCTCATTCTTGACATTCGTAACAGGGACTTGCGGCTTATTTACCGTGACAAAACTACCCGCTTCGTTGACCATTGCTTCAGCCTTTGCGCGGTCAATACCCAACGACACGATCAACTCTAGCGCAATAGATGGCGCAATCTCGCCATTCGTGACTTGCGCCAGAAGTTCGACGGCGGCGCGAATCTGAATGCCGTTCAATCCTTGCGTGCTGGCAAGGTTCTCTGGCGATGCGTCCGCGCTTTGTCCACCATTGCCAAATGCCTGCGGGTTGGTCTGTGGAAGATTATTCACTCCATTGGTCTTGAGAGCCCCGGCAATTGCTGCTACATCTTTTGCGCGGTCGGCGCGTGCGTTGTCTTTGAAGGCTGCAATCTGTTCCGGCTCTACGCCCGCCTTCGCCCACACGTATTCATCGCTCATGCCCAAGCCTTTATACAAGGCCGCGGTTTCAGCGTCCACCTTCTCATTTCTTACTTCCGCCGACGCCCAGACGACGCCCACATCGGCGTTGTCAAGTTCGGGTACATTCTCGCTGCCAAAGGTGCGCGCTACCTTGACACACATGATCATCACATCCGCCCAGCTTTGTCCGTAAATCAATTGACGTTCCTGCGCGCGCTTGACAAGCCCTGATTCGAGCATCTTGAGTGCCTCGCCGCTTGGCACATCGTTGCCGCCCGCAGGACGCAAGGTGTACTGTGGCACGCGGGCCACACCCGCCATTGCTGCGACCAACGCCCAGACGACTTCCAGCATGGGCGATAGGCTAGAGGCTTCGATGCGATGCACGCGGGCGTTGTCTACTTCAATCATGCGCCCAGGTGCCATCCGTACTTCGTCGGTGCCATCGAGATTGTCGTCATCTTTAACCACAGGCATCCCGCCCTCACCCATGTACTCGGTGACAAGCAACGGAAAGCCGCTGCTATCCGCACCCGCAATTACGTCAAGCCATGCTTTGTTGACGGCGTTCTGCAAGCCGATCACCTGCGCCATTTCGCTTCCGCCTGGGTTCTCAAACTCAAACACAGGCACGCCAAGCGGCTGTCCGTTATTGTCGCGCCACGGCAAAGGCCAAACGTCGTTATCCTCAGGGTCTCTATACTGTTCCCAATCACCGCTGCCACGCTTCATGTATTTGCGAATCTCGTTCGCCAGGTAAACGGTCTTGCGCTCCATTCCCGTTGTGCCTGGTTTCAACGGGTCATAGGTATAAAAATAGCGTGCAGCGAACAACACTTTATTGCTGTCGGTTGGGTCACGATGGAAGGTGACACCTGTCTTGCCGTCATCTGCTTTGTGCAGGCTGATACGCGGCCTGCCCGTTTCCGTGCTGAAGTCCACAATGGCGTAGCTTTCCCCATCGCGCAGCGCGCGGCGGTGCAACCTAATTTGCTGGCTGTCCATACGGTTGCTATTCCACCACGACCATTTGAGCGCGGCGAGTTGCGCTTCTGGTGTCGGGTTGTCATCCTCCAAATCACCCGCCGCCGCGCCGTTGACCGTAAAGCCGATCACGTTCAGACGTTCGCGCAAGGTGTCGATAATGGTGCGAACAAGATTATGGCTAAAGCGGAACTGGTCGGGGTTGACGAGCGCACCGAGAAACTCCTTTTGTCGAGTGGTAAGCAAAACAGGGTGCGCGCCGTAATAGTAGTTTCGCAACTCCTTGACCGTATCCTGCGCCTCTTTCTGGCGGTCTATAATGGCTTGAAGGTGCAAGAAGCGGTCAAGTTCCTGTGGTGATAAGCGGCTAATGTCAATCATTAATATTCTCTGCTCCGAACCTGTTGGCGCATCGGCACAACCAATTTGTTAAATGCGCATGACGACGCGTCGATCTGGTCGTCATGCGCTCCATACGGAAAGCTAGCCAGTTCGTTCAGGTAGGCTGTATTCCACTCGCCGCGCACTATCTTTACATTCATGGCTTCGCACTGTGCCGCAAAGGGCATGGCGCGTGTTTCTTTGTCACCTGTCACGCGCTCCGTCCTCACCACATGGCCCGCCAAGTTGCGCGTGGTGGATTGTGCGCTTTCCAAGCCGCCACTGCCCGGCTCTTGCTCTTGCCAAATAACGACACCGCCGCGCTGGGCGTCTACTTCAGCCGTTTGCTTGATGATAGTTTCACGCTCAAGTGCCGACCATTGCCCACGCACAATGTCCTCAATATAAAATGTGCCGTTGGTATCCTTCGCCAGAAGTGCGCCGCAGGTGTAGTCACCTTTGCTCGCGCTTCCGGCCTTGTCCCAATACCTGACTCGCTGCGCGTTACGTGGCGCAGCACCCACAATATCAAACCATTGCCTCTTAAACATGCCGCCTTCGGGTGGGGCGGGCCGTTGCATGTAGAGGCTGTTCCAGTCGTAGCTACCCAGACTGACGCGCGTCTTGTTGAGTTCGGCTAGGTCGAAGCGTGTGGGCCATAGTGCCTCGCCTACTTCGCGCCTGTCATAGTCGGCTATCGGTTCCTCGGCGATGGCTGGCAACGTTAGCACCGTCCATTGGTCGGCGTCTGGGTCACTGGCGGCCAGGGCGAGCAAACGGCCAACCAAATCGTCTTGATGCCAACGGGTCATGGTGACCAAAATGCACCCACCAGGGGCTAGGCGCGTGCGAAAGGTAGACGTGTACCAGTCCCAAATCTTTTGCCGAATGGTGGGGCTGTTGGCGTCCTGCCTGTTTTTGATTGGGTCGTCTATAATGCCGTATTTCATGCCCATGCCTGTGATGGCACCCCCGACACCAGCCCCGCGGTAATAGCCGTTGTATTCCACTACCTCAAACATGTCGCTATTGCGAAGCCAAGACCCCTGGGCCACGGTGCGAACATTGGCACCCGAAAGCGTTGTCTCTGGAAACAGACGGCGATAGGGCGCATCATCCATAATGCGCTGAACGTCGCGATTCATGCGCCGCGCTAAGTCGGCTCCATAGCTGGCGGCGATGATTGGCGCGTCGGGGTTTTGCCCTAAGATGAGCGCAGGCAGGCGACGGCTAACAAATTCGCTCTTGGTGTGGCGTGGCGGCAATGAGATAATCAGCCGCGTAATGTCAATCCGCACAAAGGCGTCTAGGTACTCGCACATGACCTCATGATGCCAACTGCGCTCGAACTCAGGCATCGTGTAGGTGGTGAAGTCCATTAGGTTGCGGCGTGCTTGTCTACGCCTTAGCAGTTCCGCTGCCGCTAAGGGCGGCGATACGGGAAAGTTCTTCGTCGCTAAGTTCAGTGACATGTTTATGCTCGATTGTCCCGCTATGCTCCGTCTCGCTGCGGTCTGTGTACCCGCGGCTTCTACCCTTCGCCTTGAGATACCATTTCGCCGTTTCGACACTGCGATTGTTCGCCATGTCGTTAATCACAATCGACTCGGCAAAGTCAAGCGGCAGCTCCGTCTCCTCGTCGTAGGCAGCTTGCGCCGTGGCATAGCGACGCAGGTAGTTGTCCACCGTGTTGCGGCTGCAATCAAGGCGACGCATGATCGTCATCTTGATACCGCTACTGCCCTTGATGGCGGTAATAATTTGCTCTATCGTGTACTTATCTGTGTTGCCTCTAGCCATCGCGCAATATATCCAATTTATTAGTCAACTAGCACACACGTTTTTTCTGTCGAATCAGCAAAGCGTTGCAAGGCAACGGCGACGTAGGCGGGACTTATTTCCACGGCTCGGCACTTGCGCCCAAGTTGCTCGCAGGCGATCACCTCTGGCAACGTCCCCGCGAAGGGAACGTAAACGATGCCCCCCTCTGGCGTGCTACTCTTGATGACTCGCGCAATCATATCAACGGGCTTGGGCGTGGCGTGACCATATCGATCTTCGTTATGCACGCGGTTGAAACGCCACACGTCGGTCATATTGTCGTGGGCGTTGTCGAAGTAGGCACGCGTGGCGTAGAAGTCCCGCTTGAGGTCGTCATAGTCCCGCTTGAGGTCGTCATAGTCCCGCTTGAGGTCGTCATAGTCCCGCTTGAAGGCGTCGCCGCGTGCGGCTTGTTGCATCCGTTTATATTGTTCGTCTTTCGGCATTGACCATTGCGAAATATTGAACCAATGATCTGCCATTCTCGGATGGAAACCGAATAGATCGGCAACAAATTTATTATTCCACCCCATCTTGAGCCGTTCGTCGTCCAAATAGGCGCGTATCGGCTCCCACCCCTCCCAATAGTTGTCGGCGTTGTTGTTAAATCCCTGCTCGCCCAACATAAAAAACAGACAATGCTCCTCTGGGAAATAGCAGCGTAACCCCTCAGTCCCAACGCCAAATCCACCGCCGCCTTTGTCCCAGACAATCTCATTGCGGAACGTCAATCGTTCGCTGTCGCGCAATCCACTGCAATACCATAGTCGCCACAGGCCCTCAGCGTTGCCCCAAATGTACGCGCTGGCATTGTCCTCAAGCGCAGGACGGCACGCGTGCCACCATGCCATCTGGAAGGCGTCTAGCTTCTCGCGATACAGGTTGTCATTGGCGATGCCCTCATTCTCCTTGCCCATGCCGTATGGCGGATCGGCGTGGCACAAAACAGCCTTCTCGCCTTGCATCACCCTTGCCACCACCTCGGCATCTGTGCAATCGCCGCAGATCAGCCGATGCTCGCCAAGCTGCCACATTTGGCCCAACTCAACGCCCCACTTTTGGCGCAACTCGTCTGCCTTATCCACCTGCGCGCCCGCGTCGGTCATAGGCTCAGGCATCATCCCCGCCAGCATCGCGTCTAGCTCGTCCTCGCGAAACATGCCCGACAGGTCAAGCCCCGCGCCCATGTCGGCTAGGAGTTGCTCGGTGTCCCAAGTCATAGACACTTCACTTGTGCGATTCAGCGCATAGGCAAGTTTGCGCGCCCTGTCATCCTCTGGGTCGCTCAGGTCAAGGTCATTGCGCCGAATGTACACAGGCTTCGTGCCATCCACGTCTATGATGATAGCCTCGTCACTTAGCGCAATTTCACCCGCTACCTCCGTGCGCTTGTTTCCGCCAATTATGACATTATTTCGGTCGAGTGTTCCGGCGTCGGCAAAGCCAAACTCACGCATAGACGCTTCGATCATGCCGCGCCCACGTTCGCTGCTCTTGTTCGCGTTCGACTTATCGAAGTGGATGTCGGCTAAATTTGCCTTGCTTATCTTCTCAGTCATTTGGCCTCTTGACATGCTTGTATCGTGTACTTATCTGTGTTGCCTCTAGCCATCGCGCAATATATCCAATTTATTAGTCATTCAGAGCGGGCAGCAGGGATTGAACCTGCCTCTTCCAACTGGTCGTTGGACGTGTCACCTTCGACACTTTGCCCGCGGGGTAAACGTTTCGGGTACGGCTTGGCGAGTGGTGCAATCTGCTTACGCATGGCACGGTCAAGCGGGTAGAGATAGCGGTGCTTACCAAGCGGCAGACGCTTGGTAAGCACCGCTAAGTCTGCGACTTTTCGCGCTCCACCAAACGCACCTGATGTCATTTCTCGATTATGCTTCCAACGCCCCTCGTGCAACCATTGCCACGATGGTTCGCTTTCGCCTGTATATACCCAATTCATCGCTTGATAGATTGCGCCGTTATGACCTTGCGCGGGGTCTGCAAAAGACACAATCAGACGCAAACCTGGGTTACTATGCTCTAGTAATTTCATTGCTGCTGACACAATCTGACTCGCAGGCGAAGCATGATTAGTCAAGGCAACGCGAACCAGCTCGCAAACTTCCAGCATTTTCAATCCGTACCGATGACCTAGCGTCGGCGTGTTGCCCCGCGCGAACAAAATCGCACCAATGAATTGATTGCATTCCCACGCACCTATCTTGAGTATTGGAGGCATAGGCATCCTGCAGCTATAGTGCCACTTCTCCACAGCGTACTTAGCTGCTTCGTGGTTACACCAATCGACGCGCAGTTCTACCTTGCTCATTCTGGAGTGAATTCCTCGCCGCAATGCGGGCAGACAATCGGTTTCTTTTGGTCAAGGCGTGGCTGTTCGCTTGCATCCACAGGCTGAAAGTCAGGCACCTGCATCCCCGCCAGCATCGCGTCTAGCTCGTCCTCGCGAAACATGCCCGACAGGTCAAGCCCCGCGCCCATGTCGGCAAACAGTTGCTCGACATTCCATTGCATAGACACTTCAGAAGTTCTGTTGTCAAAATATGCGGCGCGTCTTGCCTTGTTGTTTGGGTCGGCATCCATCAAATCAAAGTCAAGTCTCTTGGTGACAACTAGGGTATCGCCAGAAGTCTCAACAATAATGGCGCGCTTAAATCCTGCATCAATCGCCGATTGATGCGTTTTGTTACCTGCCACTAAATAGCCGTTAGCGTCTACAGCAACGCCTCTATGCAGCCCTGTTTCAGTCACCGAGGCGTCAATCATGTGTTGCCCACGTTCTGACCCTGCATTGGCGTTGCTTGGATCAGGTCGCAACTCGTTCAAATCGACTTCGTAAGCCTTTATCTTCTCGCTCATGCTCCCCTACTCCCCCACCATCGGCGCACTAAGAATGCACCAGTAGTGCAAATGCTTACTTGTCGCCAGATAGTAATACGCAATGCCAACCTGAGTTTGCGCCTTGTAAAAACTGTCTGTCGCTAAAATGTGCATACGATGGCCAGTTGAGCCGAGCCACGAGTCCCACACGCCTTCGACGCTGCCGTCTCCTGAATCTGCGATGCTCTCAATGTTGTTCGCGTCGTTATCCTGCAAATACCAGTCAGGAAGTTGGTAGCCTACCATGCGACAGTAAGCATTAGGCCCACGCCCCTGTGGGTCTACATGCCCCGACCAGCCGTCGCGCGCTTGGCTCATCACGCGCGAATGGGCAATGTCGGCAAGAGCGTCGTCCCATGCCATGCCGACGCGCCCTTGTTCGGCATGGGAGGCCATAAGGGCGTACACCTCGCGCTCCACAGACAAGCCGCCTTGCGAGGTGGGGCCGGTGCCAAACACCTGTGGCAAATAAACGTTTGGCATCAATCGAAGCTGCTTCCCGACACGATGAAATCTTCCTCGTTGGCGGCTTGGCCCGTGCCTGTCGAGTAAAAGCGGTATCGCCAGCGACCTTCTGAGGCGGCGTTAATGTCCACGTGATAGTTGCCCGCGCTGTCGCGCACCAACGCGGCGTCCACGCCATAGGTGAGCGTAGTTATGACGCCCGCCGGCGTCTTGTATTTGGCAAGAACGGCAGTGGGGTCTACCGCCGTCCCTGCCGCGTTGGTAAAGATTGCTGCGACCTTTACGAGGTCGCCTACGGTATAGCCGTTTGCCATGCTGCCCCCATTTACTTATCCGCCAGCCGATACAGTCAGAGAGTACGTAAAAGTACAGGCGTCAGTGTTTACCACATTTATTGCCGTGAATACTGTTCTGTCCATTAAAGTTCCAGCGGTCAAGTCGTTGAACAAACCATGCTCGGTTATGGCTTTCGTGGTCGTGTAGGTGATCGTGCCGACACTTTGGTAAATCGTCGCTGCGCTCTCGGTCTGCGTACCACTCACGCGCGCCTCGCCGTCTGTCGTTTCCATCGTGGTATTGGCTACATTTTCCGCCGTAACGCCAACGCCGCTGTCGTGAAATTTGAAGTCACCGAAGACGGCCGTTTCTGTTTGCAACTGATCCACCACGAAGGTGACAAAGGCCGTGGTCACGACGCGATAGCCCACCACGCCGTAGTTGACGCGGCTGCCGTCCTTGCGGCGCAGTTGTACTTCTAGCTGGCTGTGAAGGATGGGGAAGCCTGTCAGCGCACTAAAGGCTTTGGCCATTTGCACAGCCAGCCATCCACTCCAAAAGCTCGGTCGCAGCGCGTTACGAATGCGCCAAGCGAGGGGAGCGCCCTGTGCGCGTTGCACCTTGAATCCCAAATTACCCGCCATGTTTACTATGCTGTTCATTATTATGTCCTCGTTGTATCTGATAAGGTCACGGTGTAGACCGCGCTACTTTGTAACGTCGCGGCGTACACCGCGCTATCGACTAGGTTTACTATATTCACGGCACTGTCACTGAGTGTGACATCCAACAGTGCCGTACTTCCACCCGCCAACGTCCTAACGAGCGTACCGATAAACGACAACGCGCCCGCGACGGCTTTGCTGATGGCTCTGGCAATTGCGCCGCTTGGAACTAGCGCGCCCGTGAGCGTCTTGCCCGTGTTGCGTGCCAGCGTGCCAGCCGTCGTCAATGTCCCGGCAAATAAGCGAATGTAGGTGCGCGCCGTTTGCAATGTGCCGCTGGGCGTCAACGTGCCAGCAAATGACTTAGCGATGGCGCGTAGGATGTTGCCTGCGCTTGAGAGCGTACCTGCTAGGCTCTTGCTAGTCTGTCGCGTGATTGCGCCTGCCAGCGTAAGCGTGCCGCCCACCGCTTGGGCAAAGCCGCCAGCCAACTCTGTACTTAGCGCACCCGCACTCGTTAACACGCCGCTCAGGAGTTTAGCGATGTTGCGAACCATCGTGCCTGCGCTGGTGAGTGTCCCGCCAAATGCTTTGCTTATGCTGCGGGCGATAGTGCCACTACTCGTTAACGTTCCTGCAAAGGAACGAATGTAACCGCGTGCGGTTGAGACAACGCCGCCGCTCGTTAGTGTTCCGGCAAGGCCCTTAGCGATGGTACGCAGCAATGCGCCGGAAGTGGTGAGCGTACCCGCAAGTGAACGGGCATAAGCGCGTGCTGTTGTGACAACGCCACTGCTGGTGAGCGTGCCAGCAAGTGCCTTTGCTGCATTACGGCTTAGTGCGCCCGCGCTGGTGAGCGTCCCAGCGAGTGAGCGCACATAACCGCGCGCGGTAGTAAGCGCGCCACTACTCGTTAATGTGCCAGCAAGTGCCTTTGCTGCATTACGGCTTAGTGCGCCACTACTCGTAAGCGTTCCGGCAAGGGAGCGAAAATAACCGCGTACTCTTGTCACAACGCCGCTACTCGTTAGCGTGCCTGCCAAAGCCTTCGCCGTTGCCCGTACTAGGCTTCCCGCTGTCGTCAACGTGCCAGCAAAGGAGCGCACATAACTTCGAGCCGTACTCAGTATTCCACTGGTTGTTAAAGTGCCTGCAAGCGTTTTGCCTGCGTTGCGAATGAGTGTGCCACTACTCGTTAGCGTCCCCGCGAATAACTTAGCGACTAGGCGAATCAGCGCACCGGCGGTCGTTAACGTTCCTGCAAATAACTTGGCGATACCTTTGCTAATCGCGCCTGCGGGGGTAACGGTTCCGCCCGCGCTCTGGTTGTAACTTGTGCCCAACGTCGCCTTGAGTTCGGCGGCTATGCCACACCAGCCGGCTGACGTTGCCCAAGTCGCGGTGGCAGTTGTCTCGAAGGCGTCACTACGGTACTGCGTCTCGACGCCGCGCGCACCGCCAGCACCGCCCAAATCATCGGCTTCTGTCCAGTTGGCGCGCGGCGTGTGAACTTCGTTGGTAAGGTGCAAAAAGCCCGCTACGGGACGGTTGTTAGAATTGCCCGCAGCGGCCAGCGTTACAGTTCCCGTTGTGCCTGCCACAGCGCCGTCCGTCGCCGTGACGGATTGCACAAGGGCGGCAGCTACGCCGCCTGACAGATCGACGCCGTCGGCATGAAAGAAACTAGCTGTACAATGTAGCTGGGTGTTGGCCCCGAAACTAATGGTCGTCGCCCCTACCGTACTGCCGCTGGCATCAGCAGCAAAAAGCGATAAGCCTGACCCTGCCAAGCCGGAACCAGGGGTGATTGTCGTACCAATTTGTACCCAAGTTAAGCCGTTGCCGGATACGGTAGGTGTGTCCACCGCTGCCGCTCGTCTTGAGTTAACAAAAAGCAGAATCAGACCGCTCGTTGGCGGCGTCCATGACGTGTTAGCGTAGGAAGTTGCATCCGTGCTGTTGTTAATGTCCGGGTTAGCCGACGCGCCCAGATTCGCAAACGCGATTGCCATTAATTTGGATTAGTTCCACAGTCGGTGCCTGGATTTATGCACTTGTTAATCAAGCTCTGCAATACGCCTGGCTCCCAGGCGTTAAAGAAATCTTGGTGGATCGTATAGTACGGGCCACTGGCCAGCGTGATTGTGCCGATGGGTGCCGTGCCGACGTTATAGCGGAAGAACGATTCGATGCGTGGTAACACGACAGGATGTGTCGCGGGACAACTGCTGCCACTTGGATAGGCCATGTGCGAGCGATGGTCTGCGCTGTCCAGATTTGTTCCGTCCCAACAATTCGGGAACTGCAACGACACAACCATGATGCCGCTGCTACATTGCGTAGGTGGGGCGGCTAAATCCGTTCCGCTGCCAGGCCCACACTTCCAAATAATCTGGCTGCCGAGTTGCGGATTCTCAGCGGGTGACGTGGCTTTTGCATTGCCGACAATGATTTTCAGCCCAAGCGGGAACGGCTGCACGGTTACACCGGCGGGTGCGCCCTTACGCCGGTAGTAGAACAAAGCGTTTTTGCTTGTCCCCTGTGGCAGAAGGCGTACCCCATTGCGGTAAAGTGCCGGAACCCAATAGGCCGACTTGTCACCCGGCACGAGGCACGTTGTGCCACCCGCCAAAAGAGATTCTCCTGTGGACGCGGCGTTGGTGGTGGTCGCGCCTACGAAGTCGTGTAGGTGCGCTGCGCCAGGTTGGCTGGGTGAAACGATGGGGTCGTCGGGCAACGAGTGTGAATAGTTGCATGTGGTGATCCACCCGCTGTCAGCCGCATGGCTTGGGTTGGGTGCAATCACCAGAGCTATAACGACGGCAAGAATTACGATAACTAATTTTTTCATCTTCCGACCCCTTCCCGATACAAAAAAAAAGCTACTCGACTTGGAGCATAAATCCGACGCTATTGAGCAAGTACGGCGCGCCATCATCTGGCTCGCAACGGTACACGATAATCGTTGCCGCGCTGTTAATCGGCTCGCAAAGCGGGAAAGTCTTGTTTGTTGCCGCTTGCGCTTCGTTCTGATTAAGGGCGAAGGCGATACTCATCGTCACAATCGCACCTATCGAGAGTGACGCCCAGAACCCACTGTCTTTCATAAAAACCTCCGTTCAATCCGTATAGCCCACGGCGATAACCGTTTGCAGTTTGTCATAGTCCCCAGCGCGCAACAGGCTACGCGTCTGCACCCTGGCACTGCTGCGCTTATGCTCATTTGCCCGCTGCCTCGCGCAGCACATCGGCACATCGGCGCGCCCACGCAGCACTAAAATGCTTCCAGCCGTCTATCTTTGTGTACCACTCCAACGCGATTGCGTTATAGAGCAGAAAGTTACCGCCACTGTCAGCCAAAAACTGCATAGCGCGCCCAGGCCCAGCGTTGACGGCAATATTCATTTGCGCCAAGCACATAGGCCATGCAAGCGTGTTGGCTTTTGACTCATTCCAATACCACTCCCGGAAAATTTGCTCCACAATGGCGTCAGGGATGTTCCGCAAGTCATCTTTGCTCGGAGCGGGCTGCCCATGCGCTGCACGCCAACGGGTGTATGTGCCGATGGTAATACCTTTTTGGGTAGCTCCTCCTGGGTCATTTGGATTGTCTGCCCAATCGCCCTCCCACTTTTTGATGAAGGCCAAACTGCGTTGCCAGCTATCTACACTTGGTGCAGGCTGCGGCGGCTGTGCAGGTGTCGGCCCTGTCCCCACGCTCGGCAGTTGCGAACTGAGTAGCGCGGCCAGCACGTAGCCCTCGATGCCCTGCCATCGCACATAGGCCCATTGGCGCACGGCGTCGTAGCCGGTGACAGAAACTTGTTCGCCAAACGGGATGGCCGTCACGATGCTGCCCGTTAGGGGTTGCGTGCGGACGTTCGCACCCAACTTTACCGACACGAAAAACGTAACAGGCGGCTGCATGATGGGCGGCGGCAGTGAGGTGTCCGGCTTTTCCGGAGTGCTGCCAGTCGTGATCTGTGGCATTCGCACCAACCGAAACGTGACGGACGTTGACGTGTGGATGCCACTGTTGCCATCCGCGCCCATGCCGATACCCTTGAGCGTTTCGGAGGGAAAGTCAATATCGGGCCGAATCATCACGCTAAACTCATTGAGTGATTTACTCATAGGATAATTGGCAGCGTCAAACCCCTCTCGAAGATTCGTGCGCCCCCGCGTTTCTCCAGAGGGCCACGTAACACGAAACGGCACATCAGCCATAGGATTGCCATTCGGATTGTACGTCTCAATGTAAATATGGTGTCGTCCCCCGGCTTCGTCCTCGTTATACCAGCGCGCCTTGACCACTCGCCAGAACTGTTTCCCTGGCGCAATAGGAGGCGTCTCGACAGTCACCCCGCGCTGCGTCAATCGCTCGTCCCAACCGCGCGGCGGCAAGCTCGGCTGTGGTGCGGGGCTTCCGGGGCTTACGACGGGGATGTGTGTATTCACAACGTTTGCTCCTGTTGGCGAGAGGTAGCCGCGCTCCACCGCCGCGCGAAAGTCGTCAATGACGCCGTTCTTACCGTCTATGTACCATCTGTCGAACTTGGGCCAGCGATAGAGGACAAGGCATTGGATTGGCAAGCGGTCTTCCCTATCCGACCGGCTGTTCCACTCGTTGACATTTTCGTATGCCGCCTGCACCACGCCTGTATTGCGGTCATCCCATCCACCGTCAAGCAACTCATTGAACTCAGTAATGTATACTGGCAAGTTGCCGAGTGCCATCGGCACAGCGTCCAGCGCATCCTCATAGGTGCGAAAGCCGCTGTATGTTTTTTCAAGCGGCGGCCCCATCTTGGCACTGCTGGCAATGTCCGCAGGGTTGCTCGACCGAGTATAGGCGTGCACGGCAATGCCATCACAGCCGCCATTCGCCGCGATATAGCCAAGCATGTCGCGCCAATAGTCTAGCCAACTCACGGGGCTGGCATGGTAGGGCGCGCACGGTGCCGGAACAACGCGAGCGTTGGGATTGCCGCGCTTGATAGCGTTGCGGCACTTGGCGAAACACTCTGCATAC